CGAAAGGATTCTTTCCATAAACCGAGTAGGATTGCACACATCACATATACTATCAAACTAAGCACTCCAAATGAAATAATATTGGAGAGTTGAAATGGATGCGTTTGTACGATGTGAACCAATACCCTAATAATTGATGTGAGCACAAATAGTGCTATAAGTGTTAGGGTTGCGTTTTGAATAGTGTTTAATGTCTTCATTTTGTTATGGTTTAAAGATTTCTGTTTCTGCTTTCGCTTCATCAGGATAGGCACACACCTATCGACAGAGGAGTAGTGTCTTTGAAGACACCACCCCTTACTGAGTCAGAAATTACTGATACCGCCAATTGGATTGTAAACTGAATTGTCAAGACGTGAGGATAACACATTGTTGTACCATAAATCTCTTACATCAGAAACACCACCATTCTGTTGAATGAGAGATACCAAACTGCGTTGGTAATTCTCGCTTGGAATGTAGTTACTACCGCTATAAGGAAAATTACTTCTCCACCATCCATTTACCCATCCTATAGTATTAATATCTACTTTACCCGTAAAGATAAACTTGCGGAAATGCTTCGACAATTCAACTAACTGCGTAACTTTGTCTGCATCCTGATTGTACATTGAAAGTAAGATTGGTTCAATTGTTCGTATGAACCTGTTGTAAGTAGCATTCGGATGATTGACCGCAAAATCAACGATATGATACATTAGCTCATATCGGCGAATCATCTGCTTAACAGACGTTACTCTTGATGGTAAGCGAATTTCTACACCAAAGTGCTTATTGAGAGCTACAGAGTATTTGCCTACATTAATATTGATTCCTACACCACCTCTTGTATCTACCATCTGTGGATTGCCATAGCAAAAGGTATTAGCTAACCTCTTACGAAAGATGGCATACAGGATAGGAACAAATTTTCGCATTCTTTCCATCAAATCAGCTCCATCCATCCCCTCTACACCTACGGTAATGTGTCCACCGCAAGACACATCAGATGGGGAGTAGCTATCTTCAATTACTCTCTGTGCTTCGTGGAACATATTGAAAACTTTCGTTCTCCAATATGATTTCCCTAACAAAGGTAGAACGTGAGTAACCGCTTCAAATCCGCAAGAACCATCCCGTTCGAATCCACAGAACAATGGGTATTCTTTAACGCATCCCCTATGAAATGTGTTTTTCTCTACTTCAAAGCCGATAGTGAATTTTGACGTAGCTTCAACCCCATCAAACAAGACGTTCTTCCTGTCTTGCATCCGGATTCCGTTGAAATCTAAAGGGAGTGCTTTGTTGATTTTTATGGCTTCGGCTTTGCTACCATAGCCAACAATTTCACCTCTTATATCGGTATCTCCGATACACTCGAATTTGTGCCCTGTGTTGTTTAAATTTCTCATAATTTGTGTGGTTTTTAGTTGTGTCTTTGAAGACACAGATTAGATTATTGATTTGATTGGTTTAAACGTCTTGCAATGATTTCCATATTGTTAAAGAGTGCTATAGCATAGGATTTAATGTTATCGTTCTCAATGTCACCATTGATTACTACACCATCATCAGTTAAACGAATGCTTACACCGGACTCGCCATTGATACCATCTTTCGCTATACTGAATGTGGCATAGGTCTTTGCTCTTGTAACTTCAGCTTCTTCTCCATCCGCTTCCGCTTTCGCAAATTTCAATAATGCTTCTATACTTCTATTTGCGTCTTCGCCATTGTTCTCCGCCTGAGTACATTGACGTTTGAATTTCGTCACGATTGCCTGTTCGTCTTCCTGTAGCTTACCCGCTTTGACCATCTTGTAGCCAAAGGATTTTTGCCATCCGTAAACTTTGTTGAAAAACTCTTCAGTATTACCCCAATCAATCCCGTTATCCTCAAGGAGTTGTTTGGTCTCAGATGCGTTAAACCATTGTACTGATTGGCTTACCATTTTCGCTAACTTCAGCGATTTCTCAAACTTGGATTTCTTTGCGTCTTTGACGGAATCACGCAAGTTAAAAATTGTATCAAAATTGATACTTGTTCTGACTTCCGCACTCGCTAAAAAGTCTGTCTCGATTTGCATTAAATTGCTCATAATTTGTTGGTTTTTAAGTAGTTAAGGTTTAATCGATGTCCGTTAGTCGTTCATCGTTGGTACAAATATAGTCAAATTCCTTTAATAAACAAGTATTAATTTTAATATTGTTTCATTGAGGGTTTAATTCTCTTTTCTTCCTTGTGGATTGGTCGGTTAATGGTGGTCTGTTCACCACGTTTTGTTATGTCGTTAAAAATGTCGGTCAGAGGTTAAGAGACATCTCCTTGTCTCTGTGTCTTTAAAGACACATACTCTCTCTCTCTTTTCTTTGGAGGGAATGAGGGAAGGTATTGAGGGAAGGTATTGAGGGAATGAATGAGGGAATAAATGAATGGTTAAGCAATACAATTTGAATACAATGCATCTACTTTGTATACGTCGCAAAGTAGGTGCGATACATAGCTCCCATTGATTGATGTATGGGTACAACAAAGGGAGAGCAGGAGCCGGTCAGTAGGGACAGTCAGGGGGTTTGTTTAGGAGGGGAAGAGGGTTGAAAAAAAAGCGAAAAAAATCAGAAAAAAAACGGAAAAAATCATACCCCCCTTGCCCAAAAAAAGTCACTTTTCGGGAGGGGGTGGTGCTCGTGTAAGTTGTTGGAACCCAAAGACCCTATATATCTAATATATTTTTCTTATCTTTGTAATGAACAACTAAACTTATAGATATGTCAGATTGGAATTTAAAGCCTTCACAAGAGGGATACTTAGTAAAAGACGGCAGACTAATTAATCACGCACCTTCCCCTGAAATGGGTCTTACGAAATTAGCCAATATGAAAAAGGCAATTAAGAGGGCTGAGAAAGTAAGGATGATTGCAGAAGGAAACGAATTAGCGAATGCAAATATTGATTTATTTAAGAAACTATAGCGTGTCGTAATTATAGTGGTTGATGTTTGATTGAAAGAGGGGAGCTATATGCTCCTCTTTTTTTTATACTTCCATAGAAATAATGTTATAATTAGTATACTAAATGTTATCTTTCTGTTGACTTTCTGTTGACTTTAAAGTTATTAATCTATTGATAATCAATTAGTTAGAAATAAAAATGTTGAAATGTTAAGTTAAAAGCCTCCCGTATAAAGAGTAATACCTTATATATAAAGGTAGTAGTAGTAGTATAGCAGAAAAAAACTCAGCATTAGGATTCTTATTATTATAAATTAATTTTATATCTTTGCTGAATAATCTAATCCAAATTAAATCAACTAAATATGCAACAAGGATTCAATCCAAAGGAGCTTCACTTTGCGGGTGAAGGGCGCAACAAATTAATTAGCGGCATAAACAAAATTGCAAACGCAGTTAAATCCACATTAGGTCCACGAGGGAATACCGTACTCATAGAATCACCTGAACATTTACACGGCATTACTGTCACTAAGGATGGTGTTACAGTAGCTAAGTCTATTTCATTAATGGACCCTGTAGAAAACCTTGCGGTTAGGATGATGAAAGAGGCAGCAGACAGAACGGCTTCCTCAGCCGGTGATGGTACTACTACGGCAATTGTATTAGCTGAAGCATTGGTGGATGCAGGAACGCAATATATTGGTGCGGAGACAAACCGAACCGAAGTGCTGCGACATTTGGTTGACGAGACGAAAGTAATTGCAAAGGATTTAAAAACGAAAGGAAAGAAATTAGATGCGAAACGATTGCGAGATGTAGCTATTATCTCTGCCAACAATGACAAAGAGATTGGTGACATAATTGCAGATGTACACGAAAGTGTCGGTAATGATGGCATAGTCACGGTGGAAAAAAGCAAAACCTCAGACACTTTTTACGAAACAACTAAAGGATTAAAAGTAAAAAGAGGTTATGCATCCACCTTATTTATTAATGACCAAAAACGAGATGAGTGTGTCCTTGAAGACACTTATGTGTTGGTATGTGATACGGAGATTAGTAACATCTTACAAATAGAAAATATATTAAAGCCTATAATAAATGAGGGTAAAAAATTATTAATGATAGCTCCTTGTTCGGGAAATGTTGTTAATACCCTTGCAGCCAACGTGATGAAGAATGGATTAAAAATCTGTGCGATTAATCCTCCGGATTTTGGTTATAGGCAACACGAATTAATGCAGGATATAGCAATTAGTGTAGGTGCTACTTATTATTCTGAGAAGACAGGCGATGACTTGAGTTTGATTGATTTCAACGATTTGGGTCATTGTGCTAAGGTGATAGTTAGCCGTGACTCAACGGTCATCGTCAAAGATGATAAAGAGACAGGAGAAGAGATTCAAAATCGTGTGTCAGAATTGCAGGAGGCATTAGGGAATGCTAAAAATAAAATTGATAAAGATTTCATTAATCAGCGTATTGCATCTTTATGTGGTGGTATAGGAGTGGTGTATGTAGGTGGTAATACTGACCTTGAGCAAAAAGAATTATATGACAGAGTAGATGATGCGGTTTGTGCAGTAAAGTCGGCACTTGAAGAAGGTATTCTGCCGGGTGCCGGGTTAGCCCTTTACCATCACCATAAGTCATATACCATTAAATATAATGACGAAAAAAATAGTGCGAAGAAAACTGCTTATGGAATTTTAGCTGACGCATTAAAAGCTCCTTTAGTTCAGATTCTTGCAAATGCAGGATTGGATGCTTTGGAGATATATGCAAATGCAAAGGGTCAACAATATGGTTATGACGTTAAAAAAGAGAAATACGGGTACTTAATGACAATGGGAGTTATAGACCCTGTGAAAGTAACCCGCCAAGCATTGCAAAATGCAGTATCGGTTGCCGTTACAATATTATCAACTAATGCTATTGTAACTATGGCACGTAGCTATGACAACTATGAGAAAGGGTCTTAAAGATAAATTAAAAGAAGCTAAGGAGATTAGGAGCAAATTGATAAAAGAAGGATATCATATGCCTATATCTTGGGAAGTGGAAAAGAGTGCAATCACCTATAATTGGGAACAACAAACTAAAAATGATTAACGAGATATTACAATGGATAGTAGTGATATGTATTTTATATGCATTAGCTAAATTAAGTGGTGCTCAAGCTACCACAAGTAAAACCCTAAAGATTATTAAATATGTACTTTGGAAAAATGAAGACAAAACTTAAACCACAAAACCAAATCCTAAACGATAAGGAAGCTGAAATTGAAGAGAACAATAAGTATAGGCAGGGGAGAAGTAGGGAGCAATGGGAGAGAAACTATTCTATACAGAATACAATCGTAATAGTTATCTTATTTTTTTGCGTGTGTGTTTTAGCTAAACTGTGTTTAGAAACTGTTATATAATGAGAAAAAGAGAGCTTACTGTATCGCAAATCAAATATTTAACTAAACTCTTTCCTAACGATAAAGAATTAGGAAAAGAGGTAAGAAATCTAATCAATGAAAGCAATAGGAAAGAACATAGCAATAGAAAAGATAGAGGAGGAGATAAAGACTGAAAGCGGTCTGCTTCTGTCCAATGAAGATGTAAAAGATTTCCGTTATCAAAAGGGAAAAATAATATTGGTTGGAAGTGACGTAGATAAACTAAAGAAAGACGATATTATTTATTATGATACTCGACAATCTTACACTTTACTTATTAAAGGAAATCAAGTGACGATTATTCAGGAGAGAGATGTCGTTGTTGTCTTATAAACTCATTCATATTCTTTATTGCTTCCCGGTATCGTTTATCCATATAGGATACATTCTTTAGAAACATAGGATTTTGAGATGGTGACGTTGGCATCTCTTCTCCATTGAGCTTTTTATAAATAGATGTTATAACCCTTTTGGATTTATAAGAGAGGTTATATAACCCTTTGGTCTTCCCTTTACGTTCCCTGAATACTTCTATCCATCCATCTCTTAGGAGTTTGTCAAACCTATTTTCATCCCACGACAATATTCTATCAAACTCTTCAAACTTATCTTTGGAGAAATAGTTTTCCGAATTTAAAAACAATATTACGTCAAGGTCGGATTGCGTAAGATTATATTTGACTTTTATATATTGGCGAATTACTCTCCAATATTTTAGATAATCATTTCCCAAAAACCAATTAATTTAATTTAGTACCTTTGTACAAAGATAAAAAAATAGAAGTTATGCCAACGGTAAAATACAAATGCGGCGAAACAGGCAAGATGAAAACTAAAAAGTTTCCATATAATGCTACAGGCAAAGCACAAGCAGGTGCTTTTGCTAAATTAATGAATGGTTCAATAAAAAATAATCCGGGATACGGAATGGAGAAAAAGTCGTATTAATAAAGATTAAATTATGGCAGATTTAAAAAAAGCAACCAAAGCCTTCCAAAGCGTTTTAAATAGCACTAATAAGAATGTTGATGCAGACAAGATACCTATGAGAAATAAGGCTATCGAAAAATTGCTGAGTCAAGCTAAAAATAATGATTACTCAAAAAACAAAAAGAGTAAGGGGATAAGGGGATTAAAAAAATTGAATCCTAAAACAGGGAGACTTGGAAGTCCCTCTGCACCAAAGCCCTCTATAACTTAAAAGAAAAATATTAGTATCTTTGTAGGGTACTTAAACTAATTAGTTATGGCTAAGAAAAAAGACAACATAGAAATTAAAAAGTCCAATGAAGGTAAATTTACTAATTGGGCAAAAAGAAATATGCCGGGCAAATCGGTATGTGCTGCTGCAAGTGCAGTAATGAGACGTAAAAAGAAATATAAACCAAGTGTAGTTAAAATGGCAAATTTCGCCAAGAACTTTGGCTGCAAAACTAAATAACTAAAAAAATGAAAAAGCAAGGTTATAATGCAAGACTTGATGAGTCTTTAGGAAGTAAGCACAAAGGTGCACACAAACAATCTTTAAAAGACCGTAGAGACGAGTCTAAAGGTATGGCTAAAAAAATGAGTGGACACGCTTATTCAGGTAATAAATCTATGAAAGAAGAGAAGCATTACCCAAAGAAGGTTCACGAGCATTTAGGTAAACTTATGAGAAAGTAAAATGGGAAAATTTTTAGTAAGATTAGGTTTATGGATGCAGAAGATGTGGTGCAAATTCCAATGTTATTGGAATTACCTCATTAGCAAACTTCTATTTAATGTGCCTGATTGCCCATATAAACTTTGTAAGTGCAATGAAGTTAAATGAGAAATCAAAAGGCTTCGGTGATACCGTAGCAAAGGTTACAAGACTTACAGGTATTAAGTCGGTAGCAAATGCAGTTTCTAAAAAAATGGGTAAGGACTGCGGATGTGATAAAAGGCGAGATACATTAAATAGAATAATACCCTATAGAAAATAGAAACAAAATGGCATATCAAAAATTACAAGGCAAAAGAGCAATCGCAGTTACCCCTACTGATGGTGTACAAGTACCAAGTCCAAGTGACTTGTCAGCTTCAGGAAGTAATACCTCAATCGTAGCAAATCAATTAGAGGACAATACGGCAGCGTTTATTGGAAAGGTTATTCCCGGAAGCACTATAGTAAATGAAACTACCGGAGCTTGGGCAACAGTAACAGGGGTTCAATCTCAAACAGAACTTCTTTTAAGTGCCAATATTTTCCTTGCCACACCTGAAGCATATGCGGTCTATTCGGTGGATGTAAACGAAGGACCTGTTTTATATGTAGGAACCGGCGGAGGTCTTACGATTACCACAGTTGGTAATGATGTTGTAGAATTAGTAAATGTGGCAGATGCTTCCTTTATTCCAATTATGGTGAGAACCGTACAAAGTACAGGAACTACTGCATCTGATATTTTGGCAATTTGGTAATATGGGTACATATATTGCTATATCAAATAGTATTGGAGCCTTATCAAATCTTTCAGGAAGCGGCGGCGGCGGCGGTGATGTAAGGCACATAATGAAATGGACCTTGACTGATGAGGCTGATTTAGTAGTCACCCTATGGAATCAACAGGGAACTATTACTAATAGTTATGATGTTGATTGGGGAGATGGTTCTTCTGATACAGGAGTAACTACTGCTGACAAATCGCATACCTACGCTTCTACAGGTACTTACGAGGTTAAAATTACAGGACAATTTGCAGGTTTAAGAATGGGTAGAGTAAATGCTACTGAAAGAGCTAAACTGACCGAATTTACTAATTGGGGTACTACTCAGATAAATGGTGTTAGGGATATGTTTACAAACTGCCTTAATATGACTTATACCGCAACAGATGCTCCTGATATAACAAATCTAACTGCAACTTCGGGAACAGAGTTAAGGAGTATGTTTATTGGTTGTGATTCAATTGTAACCCTTGATTTATCGGGATGGACAAATACAGGTAATTTCTCAGGTAGTGCTTTGTATGCTTTTCAACATATGGATAGTTTAGAAACATTGAATTTAACAGGATGGGATTTGAGTTCAGTTACTGACTTTAGTTATGTTTGCCAAAATACAGGAAATTCTACAAATGGATGCGAGTTTATTATGCCTAATCTAAATTTAGCTGCTTGTACTACCATTAGAAATACGTTTAGTGGTGCTAATGTAAAAAGTTTTAGCATCAATGGTTGGACTTTCAAAAGTAGCGGTACAGTAAATGCTGCCTCACTATTTCAAGGTGCTGAAAAGGGAACAGGGGTGGCATCTTTTACATTAGACCTTAGTGGGTGGACAAATACTGCTCGTTTCAATAAACTTAGTAGTGCTTTTAGAAGTATGGTGGGATTAACCACATTAAATACAACAGGATGGGATACTTCTAATGTTACAACAATGGAGTATTGCTTTTACGTTAATAATGATTTAACACAAATAGATGGATTGTCAAGTTGGAGTACTGCATCTATAACAGGAACGGGTTTACAGTATTTTATGTATGCGACACGAAGATTAGATTTTGGAGCAAGTGGTACATCTAATTTTGGTACAAATTTCGGTAGTATGTCAGGAGCAACAACATTAAGAGGTGCATTAGCATTATGTGGCGATTTAGCTCCGGGAAGCGCACCCCCAAATGTAAGTAATTGGGATGTATCAAATGTAACAAATTTTATTCAAACATTCTATCAATTAAAGTGGACAGGTGGGACTCCCTTAGATATAAGTAGTTGGGATGTGTCAAGTGCAACAACTATAAAGCAACTAATATACAATATAGCGGGTTCATCTCCATCACTAAATGTTTCAGGGTGGGAGCTTTCAAGCAGTTGTACTGATTTTTCACAAGCTTTCAGAAATGCACAAACAACCCCTTTTGCTTTTACAGATAGCAATTGTGACCTATCAGGAGTAACTACGATGAATTTATGTTGGTATCTTACAGGTAGCACTTCTATTACGTTTAAATCAGGAATGAGTTTTGCGGGAATTACTGATATGGCTAATGCATTAAACGGTTCTTCGATAAGTACATCGGATTATGATGCGTGGTTAATTTTATTGGATAATTCTAATAGTAATGCAGTTGTGGCTCATTTTGGAACTTCAAAATATACAGGAGGTTCAGCTGCTGCTACTGCACGAGCAAATTTGATTACTAAGGGATGGACTATAACAGACGGAGGAATAGCTTAAATTAAAAAATATGAGCAATCACATTATAGAACGAGATAACCCGAATAGATGGTTTATGGTACAGAATGGAGGAACAGGAGAAGAAAGCTTAATACTGTTTGGTAATGTGGGAACTTTTGGGGAAACAGAACTTGAAACCGGAGAACAATATACATTGTCATCTTTTTTAACCGAAGATGAACTTGAATCTGAGGTAGATAGCATTGCAGGTTCTGAGGATTATTATAAAGAGTCAGTAGAAACAGGTAATAAGTTTCAATATCCTTCGGAAAAATACATCAACCCCACGTTATAAAAAAATTACCTTAGTAGGTAAATAAAAAATGAAATGGAATTTACTTTAAACACAACTTTGGATGTGAAAAATATAATAATAATTTATGAAGTAATTTCAGACGATGGGACAGGAGAAAGAGTTAAATACGAGCAGCAGATTTAGTTTAACGGTGAAAGAAATGATTGCAGCCACTATCGGGTTGTCAAGTCTTCTCGGTGTTTATTTTACCCTTCAAGCAGATATAGCAACGGCAATGCAGGAGCCAAAGCCCGAAGTTCAAAAAATTGAGTTTGATTATAAGGACCAATTAATTAGGGCAACGATTGAACAAATCCAACTTGACGTAGGAACGGTAAGAGAGGATGTACGGGAGATTAAGGAGCACCTTGATAAAATGGATGAAAGACTTTATCAGATAAGTCGACAACAATGAAAAAATGGGTATATATTATTATATTACTACCATTTACACTAAAGGCTCAGTATCACGATGACATTAGTGTAGTGCAGTTTTCTGCTAAATTTTTATGTCACTCAGAATTATCCCACAGAGATTTTAAAAAAATAGATGGAGCAAGAATCTCTACTATTTACCTTTCAGAAGAAACGGATTTATTTCGCAAAGAAAACATAAAATTTCTTCCTACTGTAATTTTATATCATAACAATAAACGCATTCTGACAATAGAAAGTGACATAGGATTAAAGTTGCCCAAGAATACCATCCATCATATTCAAAACGAAATTGATTTAATAAGGGGAAAATGAATAAAAAACTTATAGAAAAATGAAAAACGTAAAAAAGATAATTATTCATTGCTCGGCTACGAGAGAGGGTGATGATTCCATTAATGCGGAAGTCATAGATAGATGGCATAAAGCAAAAGGATGGAAAGGAATAGGATATCATTTTTGTGTTTTAATAGATGGAACTATTGAAGCAGGGAGAATGATAAATGAATGTGGTGCCCATACGAAGGGATTCAACTGCACTTCCATTGGGGTTTGTTATATTGGGGGAGTGGAACAAGATGGAAAAACTCCAAAAGATACACGAACAAGTGCTCAAACGGAAAGTTTGTTGAGTTTATTGAAAACATTAAAATTAATTTATCCGGATGCCACTATTCAGGGACACCGAGACTTTGCACCTAAAGCGTGTCCAAGTTATGATGCTACGGAAGAATATCAATGCTTATGAAAGAAATATTTGGAAAACTATTTGGTAAAGCCGGAGGCGGTATTGTAGACAGTATTGGCGGGGTCGTTGATAAGTTTGTTCAAACTAAAGATGAGAAGGCTCAATTTGAAAAAGAGTTAACGGAAATTTTCCTTGCAGCCGAAACTGAAATGCAAAAAAACATCACAGAGAGATGGAAGGCGGATACTACAAGTGATTCTTGGCTCAGTAAAAATGTTAGACCCTTAGTATTAATTTTTCTTGTACTAAGTACGGTTCTTTTAATATTTGTAGATGCGGGGATTATACAGTTTGAAGTGAAAGCTAATTGGGTAGACCTATTGCAACTTACTTTAATAACTGTAATTTCTGCATATTTTGGAGGCAGGTCTTTTGAAAAGATTAAACGAAAATAATTTGTAACTTTGTAGAAACTCAAATCTAATCAAATGAAACTTAGTAAAGACGAATTACAAACCCTTACAGACTTGAATAAAGAGTTTGTAGAAAAAAAGGTACAACTTGGAGATGCCGTTATAGTACAAAGCGGTTTAATGCAAGAGGTAAGTGTTATAAGGGCTAAATTTGCTCAAGAAGAGCAGAACTTAATAAAAAAATACGGAGCTGATTCAGTAATTAATTTACAAACAGGAGAAGTGACGAAAAACAAACCGCAAGAAAATGGCTAAAATATCCACATATACTATTGATACAAGTCCGCAGTTAGATGATAAAGTTATAGGAACTGACGTAAATGACTCTAATATAACTAAAAACTATACTATTGAAAGCATAATAGCTATGTTGTCTACTGCGACTATTTCTTTAGATGCGTATGCATCCGATGCAGCAGCAGGAGCAGCAGGGCTTGTGGCAGGTCAACTGTGGCAAACTACGGCAGCACATTCTTTAGGAGTAGCAGGAATTGTAATGGTGAAACAATAGGAACACCTTATAGAAAAGAGTAAAATTAAATTAAATGGATATTAGGAAAATTTCAATTGGTCCTGATTATAAGTCCGGTGCTATGCATTATATTGTAGGGCAGTCTGTATTGGGAGGCAATTATACTATTCATTTAATTAAGCATTATACTGATTCGGATTCTATCAAAATATTTATAGAAGAAAAAGGAACAGACGTAGTAGTATGTTGGAAGGAATTTAACTCCAATATGCCTATATCGGTTGAATACAATATAAACTTTTGATAAAATTTTATAAAATTCAAATTAAATTAAATGCCTCGTGAAATAAAATATGAAATCACTCTATCAGTTTATAGTAAAACCTGTTGGTGGAAGGAGATATGACAATATAAAAAAAATCGGAAATGTAGACTTTATTATGAGCACATCAGAAGAAGATGCGGCTTATAGTAACCGACAAGCCGAAGTCATTGAGACTCCTTTAAATTATGATGGTCCAATTTCCAAAGGAGACATACTGCTTGTACATCACAATGTATTTAAGTTTTACAACGATATGTATGGCAGAAGAAAAAGCGGTAGAAGTTTTTTGAAAGAAGACATATTTTTTGTGGACCTCGACCAATTCTTTGCTTATAAAAAAAATGACAAGTGGTATGGATATGACCGCTATTGTTTTTTAAAATCTATCCCCCCTACCGAAAGCTATATTTTCAAACCTTTAACCAAAGAACCTTTAATGGGGGAAATGGTTATTGTAAATGATGGGTTAAAGGAAAAGGGAGTGAAGAAAGGAGATATAGTTACTTATAAACCTAATCAAGAATACGAATTTAATATAGATAATCAAATTTTGTGGAGAATGTATGACCACTCAATAACTTTGCTTTTATGATACCAATGTTATATCATAATGTATTGCCTGAAGCTGAAGAATATGTTAAAAGCATTAAAGCGGGTAAGTTCGAAGATGTGGAAACACAATCGGGGTTATTTAAAGGAATACAAGAGAGAGGTGAGGATGCTCTGTATTCTTTAGTTAGTAATTTTATGCCGGAGTATGAAATCGTAATGAACTTTGTAAGGAAATCATCCTTAGAACAAGAAGAACCTAATTTTATTCATACTGATGAAATGCACGGAGATAAAACTTTAATTTATTACTTAAACAAAAACTATCCTGAAGGATATGGAACCACTCTCTATGATGATGATGAGGTTCCTATTTTAATTCATAGAGCACAATTTAATAGTGTGTTTATTTTTGATTCTTTTTATAAGCACTCAAGAAATATAAAGGAAAATTTTGGGAAAGGAGATGAGGCACGAATGGTGCAGGTAATGTTTTTGAAAAATAAAGAATAGGTGATAAGCAATTGTAACCAATTACACAGAGTATACATATAGTAAAGAATAGTATGAGTAAAGATGTAAAGTTAAAAATAATTGAAGCAGGTCATCAAGCCGTAGAACAACTTATAAAAGTGGCTAAAGAAAAAATTATAAAACCTGACCCCGAAGATGATTTAGCTGCAGACCGTTTAAAGAATGCTGCCGCTACTAAAAAACTTGCCATATTTGATGCATTTGAAATTTTAAAACGCATAGAAGAGGAAAGAGAGGCTATTGAAGGAATTAATACTAATACTAAAATAGATACTAAACAAGGATTTGCTGAACGAAGGTCAAAATAAAAAACTATATAAGGTTATAAAAGACTATATCCCTAAACAGGTTATTACAAACAAAAATCGTAATAGGTCGTGGAGATATGGGTACAATCCTAAATATGATGTTGTCATTATATCTAAGTCCGGTGAAATAGGAGACATTATAACCATAAGCGGCTTAACTATTGCGTTACCTAAAACTCCTAAAGAGTGTCTTCAAAGACACTCGGATAAATCTAAACAATATTGGGAACGAAAAGAATTACCTAAGCATTTAGAAAAAATTCAATCTATATTTCATTGGAATGAGATGCCGGTGCAATTTAAAAGCAAATGGGTAGACTTTATAGAAACAGAATTTGATAATAGAGAATACGGTGTGTGGTTTATGAATAAGGGTAAACCTACCTATATGACAGGTGCTCATTATATGTATCTCCAATGGACCAATATTGATGTAGGATATCCTGAATTTAGAGAAGCCAATAGGTTGTTATTTATTTTTTGGGAAGCCTGTAAAGCGGATTCTCGTTGCTTTGGTATGATATATCTTAAAATTAGACGGTCAGGATTTTCTTTTATGTCCTCGTCAGAATGTGTCAATACCGCAACACTTGCTAAAGATTCTCGTATAGGTATTTTGTCTAAGACCGGTAGTGATGCTAAGAAGATGTTTACCGATAAAGTGGTTCCTATAAATAATAGATTACCCTTCTTTTTTAAACCAATTATGGATGGAATGGATAAGCCTAAAACCGAATTAGCTTACCGAGTTCCCGCATCTAAGATTACTAAAAACAATATGTATGATATAGATGAAGAAATGATTGAAGGATTAGATACTACCATAGATTGGAAGAACACCGATGATAACTCGTATGATGGAGAAAAGCTTTTATTATTAGTTCACGATGAGAGTGGGAAATGGATAAAGCCTAACAATATACTAAACAATTGGCGAGTAACCAAGACTTGTTTGAGGTTAGGAAGTAAGATAATTGGAAAGTGTATGATGGGGTCTACTTCTAATGCTTTAAGTAAAGGAGGGGGTAATTTTAAAAAATTGTTTTATGACTCGGATGTTTTAAAACGAAATAAAAACGGACAAACAAAAAGTGGACTTTATAGTTTATTTATTCCTATGGAGTGGAATATGGAAGGGTTTATAGACAGATATGGTATGCCGGTTCTTGAAATGGGAGAAGAAGAGGTAGAAGGAATTAATGGAGATTACATTTATCAAAGTGCATTAAGTTATTGGGAGAATGAAGTAGAATCTTTAAAGAATGACCCTGATGCTTTAAATGAGTATTATCGTCAATTTCCTCGTAGCGAATCTCACGCTTTTAGAGATGAAAGCAAACAGTCATTATTTAATCTCACTCGTATTTATCAGCAAATTGATTATAATGACTCAGTCATTACCGAGCATCATCTTACTCGGGGTTCTTTTCAATGGAAAAATGGAATTAAAGATAGTGAAGTCATATTTGCGCCTGACAAACGGGGGAGGTTTTATATTTCTTGGGTACCAAACAAGGCTCTTCAAAACAACCAATATACTAAACTTGGAATTAAATATCCCGGCAATGAACATATTGGTGCGTTTGGATGTGACTCTTATGATATAAGTGGAACCGTTGGGGGAGTAGGGTCTAATGGTTCTTTGCACGGACTTACTAAATTTAATATGGAAGAAGCTCCGAGTAATGAGTTTTTTTTAGAATATATAGCACGACCTCAAACTGCGGAGATATTTTTTGAAGATGTATTGATGGCTTGTGTGTTTTATGGAATGCCTATTCTCATAGAGAACAATAAACCTCGCTTACTATATCATTTCAAAAACAGAGGGTATAGAGGCTATTCTATGAATAGACCCGACAAGATTTTTAACAAATTATCTAAAACTGAACGAGAATTAGGAGGTGTTCCAAACAGTTCGGAAGATATGAAGCAATCTCACGCTTCGGCTATTGAGTCCTATATTGAAAAATTTGTAGGAATAATTAATAATGAAGGAGAAGAAATGGGCAGTATGCCATTCACTCGAACTTTAGAAGATTGGGCAAAGTTTGACATTTCTAACCGAACTCAATTTGATGCATCTATTAGTTCGGGATTGGCAGTAATGGCTTGTCAAAGGCATTTATATCAGCCTACTAAAAAAGAGTCAAGAATTATGATTAACTTTGCAAGGTATAGTAACGATGGCACAACAAGTCAAATAATTAGATGAAAGAGGTTAAACTAAATATTTCATCTGCAGGATTCCCAAGCCAATTCGTTTCGGATGCGGAAAAAGCAACCGTTGAATATGGACTGCAGATTGGACAGGCTATTCAATATGAATGGTTTCGTAAAGATGGGAATGGCTGCAGATTTTACAATCAATGGAGAGACTTCCACAGATTACGTTTATACGCAAGAGGGGAGCAATCTATTGCTAAATACAAAAATGAATTAGCAATTGATGGTGATTTGTCTTATCTAAATTTAGATTGGACCCCTGTTCCTATTATTCCCAAATTTGTAGACATTGTGGTAAATGGAATGTCGGATAGAATGTTTAAGGTGAAAGCCTATGCACAAGATGCAATGTCTCAAGCGAAGCGTTCTAAATATCAAGATATGATAACCGGGCAAATGGCGGCAAAGCCCACCTTGCAAATTATTCAACAAAAAACAGGGGTTGACCCTTTTGTCGTTCCTGCAGATGAGCTTCCGCAAACTGATGAAGAGTTATCATTATATATGCAGCTCAACTATAAACCTGCGATAGAAATTGCGGAAGAAGAAGCTATTAATACTATACTTGAAGAAAACCACTATATAGATGTACGTAAACGGGTAGATTACGATATGACGGTCTTAGGAATCGGAGTGGCTAAACATCAATTCCTAAAAGGCTCCGGAGTAGAAATAGATTATGTAGACCCTGCCAATGTGGTGTATAGTTATACAGAAGACCCATATTTTAAAGATTGTTTTTATTGGGGTGAGGTAAAAACTATTCCCATTATTGAGTGTAAAAAGATTGACCCTACATTAACTAATGATGATTTAGAAAAGATTTCCCAATATAGTCAAACGTGGTTTGATTATTACAATGTAGCCCAATACTATCAAAACGATATATTTTACCGGGATACTTGCACTTTATTGTATTTCAATTATAAGACTACTAAAAAAATGGTCTATAAGAAAAAAATAATGGAGACAGGTGGTACAAAGGTAATAGAGAAAGATGACCAATTTAATCCTCCTGTAGAAATGATGGAGGAAGGAAGGTTTGAAAAGTTTGAAAAAACTATTGACGTATGGTATGATGGGGTGATGGTGATGGGGACTAATATTGTCTTAAAATGGGAACTTGCGAAGAATATGGTAAGACCTAAGTCATCAAGTCAACACGCTTTACCTAACTATGTAGCTTGTGCACCTCGAATGTATAAGGGAGTTCTTGAATCTCTTGTAAGAAGGATGATTCCTTTTGCCGATTTAATTCAACTAACTCATTTGAAGTTACAACAAGTTATTTCTCGTACTGTTCCTGATGGAGTATATATTGATGCTGATGGTCTTAACGAAGTGGATTTAGGTACCGGGAATGCATACAACCCCGAAGACGCATTACGGCTTTATTTTCAAACAGGGTCTGTTATAGGGAGGTCCTATACTCAAGATGGAGAGTATAATCAAGCCAAAGTCCCTATTCAGCAACTTACCTCTAATTCAGGAGCATCTAAAACTCAAATGCTTATTACTAATTATAATCACTATTTGAATATGATTAGAACAGTAACAGGATTAAATGAAGCACGAGATGGAAGTACACCTGACCCTAATTCTTTGGTGGGATTACAAAAATTAGCTGCATTAAATTCCAATACTGCTACTCGACATATTCTTGATGGTAGTTTATATCTATTTAGAAGTATTTCTGAAGCCTTAACTTATAGAATCGCAGATATCTTAGAATATGCTGACTTTAAAGATGACTTTGCAAATAAAATTGGAAAATATAATGTATCTATTTTAAATGACATTGTGGATTTGTATATTTATGATTTTGGAATATTTATAGAAATCTCTCCCGATGAAGAAGAAAAAGCTAAACTTGAAGCTAATGTTCAAATGGCTTTATCTAAAAACGATATTAATTTAGAAGATGCAATTGATATACGGGAAATAAAAAATCTTAAACTTGCTAATCAACTATTAAAAGTAAAACGTAAACAAAAGCAAGAACAGGATGAAAAGATGGCAACGCAAAAACAAGCCATAACTGCCCAACAAAACTTGAAGTCTCAAGAGATGGCTTCACAAGCCGCAATGCAAAAACTCCAAGCAGAAATGCAAGGTAAGATGCAATTAAAGAAAGCAGAGATAGCATTTGAAATTGAAAAGATGAATAATGAAGCTAAGTTAAAATCTATGCTTATGGCTGAAGAATTTGAGTATAATCAACAATTAAGAGATATTTCGGAAAATGCTCTTCAAGAGAGAGAAACACAACGAGAAAACGCAAAAGAAAAACGCATTAGTCAACAAAACACGCAACAGTCAAAATTGATTAATCAGCGTAGAAACAACTTGCCTCCTCAGAATTTTGAATCTAATGAAGACAGTTTAGACGGTTTTGATTTGGCAGAATTTTCTCCAAGATAAATTGAATAAAATGAACCAAAAATATTTATTAACTTTGTAAAAAATCTAATCTAATGGAAATTAAAGTAAGAGCAGTAGACGGAACTGAAGAAAAATCTGTACAAGAAAGAGAAAAGGAACTACTTGAGAAAGCAGAAAATAATGAACCACCTCAATCTAATATAGATACATCTAAGTTAGAAACAGAAGCTACTAAGACGGATTCTTCAACGGAAGAGGAAGTTAAAGAAGAGGTTAAAGAAGAAGTTAAAGAAACTCAACCCTCAGAGTTAAAAGAGGAAGACGTTCTTTCATTTATTAAAAATAGATACTCAAAAGAGTTCACATCGGTAGACGATATGTTTTCACATCGTGAAGAAACTGAAGAGCTACCTGAAGATGTTAAAGGATATTTTGAGTATAAGAAAAAAACAGGAAGGGGAATCGAAGATTACGTAAAACTAAACAGAGATTTTTCTTCTATGCAAGAAGACCAACTATTATCGGAGTTTCTTATTTCGAGTGGTGAGGCTACAGATTTAGAAGATGTGGATGTCTTAATGGATGACTACAGATTTGATGAAGAGCTTGACGAAGAAAAAGAAATAAAGAAAATTAAGTTGGCAAAGAAAAAGGCTATTGCGAAAGCTAAAAAGTTTTTTAAGGAACAAAAAGAAATGTACAAGCAACCTCTTGAGTCAAGTGGAAGTGGAATTTCCGAGTCGGACCAACAAGAACTTGATAGGTATAAGCAATATTTAGCTGACGCTAAAAGTAACCAAGAGGAAATAAAAAGGAAAAGAGATTGGTTTATTGATAAGACCAACAATGTATTTCAAGACTTCAAAGGTTTTGATTTCGAAATTGGAGATACTACTTTGACATTTAATCCCGGTGAAGCAAGTAAGTTAAAGGAAGCTCAAATGGATTCTGCAGCCTTTATAGGTAAGTATGTGGATGAAAAGACAGGCTTAATTAATGATGCTGCAGGTTACCATAGAGCATTAGCTATTGCAATGAATCCTGATAAGTTTGCTACGTTCTTTTATGAACAAGGCAAATCGGATGCTACTGAAGATGTGACTAAGAAAATGAAAAATGTTGATATGGAACAACGCAGAGCACCGGAAGTAGTTCGTAAGGATGGATTGCAAATTAGAGCCATAAACCCTTCATCGGGTAGAGGCTTAACAATTAAAAGTAGAAGTAAGTAATAATTAAAACTTAAAAAAAATGGCAGGTACATTTACAGGTCCCGGTTTTGACCTTCAGCCATCAGCACAACAGGTGCCATTGGCAACAAACTATATTACCAACTTTGATTTTTTGAATCAGTATCTACCTGATACATATGATAAGGAATTTGAAAGATATGGTAACAGAACTATAGGTTCTTTTTTAAGGTTAGTAGGTGCAGAGTTACCTTCTAACTCAGATTTAATAAAATGGGCAGAGCAAGGTAGGCTTCACGTTAAGTATACACAAGTTGGTACTGCTGCTGCGGCAGGTGACGATGATGCACTTTTCCAAGTTAATGACCCTGCAGCTCCGGTTGGACAACCTACTACAGGTCAAGACCCTTTCGATGCAACAGGCGGTATTGCTTTAAGAGAAGGTCAAACTGTAGTTGTGAGTCAAAACGATGGCTCAGGAGAAAACAAAGGTATTATTACCGATGTTGACTTAACTGTTTCTCCAATTCAATTCACAGTTGCTTTCTATGAAGGCGGTGGTCTTGTAACGGCAGGTACAGGTGTAGGTAACGCAGATGTTACTGTTTGGATTTATGGTTCTGAATTTAGAAAAGGAACTGAAGGAATGATAGGTTCTCTTGAATCAGATGACTTCATCTTTGAAAATTCTCCTATTATTATTAAAGACAGATATGCAGTTTCCGGCTCAGATATGGCTCAAATTGGTTGGGTTGAAGTAACAACTGAAAATGGAGCATCAGGTTATCTGTGGTATTTAAAATCAGAGCACGAAACAAGATTGCGTTTTGACGATTATCTTGAGACTGCAATGGTTGAAGCAGTTCCTGCTGAAGCAGGTTCCGGTGTTATCACTCCGGCTTCTAACCCTACTTATGGTAACAAAGGTTCTGAAGGAATCTTTCATACAGTTGGAGACAGAGGTAACTTATGGACCGGTGGTATACCTAATGTTCTTGCAGACTTTGATACAATAATCGGAAGACTTGATACTCAAGGAGCTATCGAAGAAAACGTATTATTTGTAGACCGAGCATTTGGATTTGCAATAGACGATATGTTGGCAACCCAAAACTCTTACGGAGCAGGTGGTACTTCTTATGGTTTATTTGACAATGATGAAGAAATGGCACTTAACTTAGGATTCTCAGGATTCCGAAGAGGGTATGATTTCTACAAGACTGATTGGAAATACTTGAACGACCCAACAATGAGGGGTTCAAACCCTACAGGTGCGTCTTCAGGTCACATCAATGGTCTATTGGTTCCTGCAGGTTCAACGTCTGTATATGACCAAATCTTAGGTAAGAATGCTAAAAGACCTTATCTTCACGTAAGATATAGAGCTTCTGAAACTGAAGACCGAAGATATAAGACTTGGATAACAGGTTCTGCGGGTGGTGCAGCTACAAGTAGCTTAGATGCTATGGAGGTTCACTTCTTATCAGAAAGATGTGTGTGCACAATGGGTGCAAACAACTTCGTACTGTTTGAAGACTAATATGTAATAGGTAAGGAAAGAGGGGGTGTCTTTAAAGACACTCCCCCTTTTTATTGTTAAAAATCAAATTAAATTAAAATGAAATTAGAATTAAAAGATAGAGTTTATAAACTCACAAGAAACAAGACTCCTCTGTCTTGTATTATTCCCTCAAGAGAAAGTAAAAACAAACCATTGCTTTATTTCGATGAAGAGAAAGGTGTAAACCGAAGTCTACGTTATGCGGCTAATCAAAAGTCTCCCTTTGAAGATGAGCAAGATGGCAATGTGCTTGTAACACCGATTATATTTGAAGATGGAATGTTAAGAGTCCCTAAAAATAATCCGGTACTTCAAGAATTTTTACATTATCATCCGTTAAATGGTAAAAAGTTTGAAGAAGTAAATCTTCAAAAAGATGCACAAGAGGAATTAGAAATAATGAATAAAGAGGTTGATGCATTAGTAGAAGTGAAAAAAATGAGTATAGACCAACTTGAAAATTTAGGTAGGGTTATTTTTACTCGTGATGTATCTACGATGACTACTGCCGAATTAAAAAGAGATGTTTTAGTATTTGCTAAACGAAATCCTGAAGCGTTTTTACGCACCGTATCAGACCCTCGTTTAAAAATACAAGCTAAAGTACAATTGTTCTTCGATAACAAATTACTTGCATATAGAAATAAAAAGAAAGATGTATATTTTAATTTAGAAGGCAATAAAAAAAGAATGACAACTATCCCATTTGGAGTAGAGCCGATAGAATATTTAGGCGAATGGTTTAAATCTGATGAAGGAGTAGAAGTTTTATCGTTCTTAGAGACTCAACTCTAAGTTGTTTTTATATTTGTTTGGTGAAGAGAGAGGGAGAAATTCCTCTCTTTTTTTTTTGTATCTTTGTGTTTATTAACTCATAAACTTTTTTATTATGAACAAGTACGCAAATATCACCCTTGATGGGGGTGTAGTAGAGCAGTTCTCTGTAAAGAATGTAGCATCTTGCTATTTAGACAGTTCTGACGATATTGTCATTGATTACATTGGCGGCTCTCAAAGTAAAATTGCTTCTGCTTCCGCTTTGACTCAAGCAGACGTAGACATCGTTTTTGGTGTCATTAAAAGTGCCCAACAAGAAAAATGGACACAAGTATTATATAGTATACCAACTTTAAGCGAAGTTGTCAATGCTTTTACATTCACCTTTTAAAACTTAGAAACTATGAATAAATTTTTAGTAATCGGAGATTATGTTTTTGGAGGGGATGTCTTGTATGTAGGTTTAGTTACAAATGACATTGTTCTCAATTACTTGGACAAGGAAATAACTTTAGCAGGTTCAGGCAGTATGACTGCTGCAGACAAAACTGCTATTGAAAGTGCTCTTGTAACTGTATGGGGTCAAGGTTATACTGACGCAACCATTGACGTAACTTTAAGTCAAGCAATAACAACAATTTCATAAGAATTGTTTTATTGAAAAACAACTTTTTGTTTGGATTATTGAGAGAGGGTTGATTTTCCAATCCTCTCTTTTTTTTTGATTATCTTTGTATTTAATATAAACTAATAATTTTTTTACGATGAGCAAGTATTTATCAATTACGTTGACTACCGGAGAGCCGGGACTTGACGAACAAGTAAGCCAAAGATTAGTATTGGCAAATGGAGTTTCTTATTGTGCTCTTAATGGGGAGTCAGATATTGTTGTGGCTTATTATAATGGAGGAAGAGTAGAAATTCGAAGTGCTTCAGCCCTAACTAATGATGATGCAGTTTTAGTTCAGGAAGCATTAATTGAATCTCTGTCTTCTACGTGGAGTAACGTAAGAGTTCAAGTACCCGCTTTAAGTGAGTTGGTTAACGCAGTAGTGGGAATTTCTGATACAGAGTAACGTCAGTTAAGCAATGTATAATTTTTAAAATTTTAATGATGGAAAAATATATGAAAATAAAAACCTATGAAGAAGGTCTTTTTATTAGTGATGTTCTTGTAGGTGGAACTTGGAATACGGTTACACTTGCCGATGAAACCAATGAATTGTATCTTTTAAAAGGAGGAAATAACTCCGGTTGGATGGAAGGAGTTAAAATACAAACGAGTGCTGAAGGGGGTTTTACCGAAGCTGATGTAACTTTAGTTAATGATACATTAGTAGCCTTAAATGGGCAAGGCTATACGGATACCACGATAGAGTGCCCAAGACTCTCACAGGAAATTTCGGGGTGTATAGGCTTTTAATTAACCATTAAGAATGATAAATTCAGTAAGAAATACAGTATTATCTATATTGAATAAAAATAACTACGGATATATTTCTCCGGCAGATTTTAATTTATTTGCTAAACAAGCACAGTTAGATATTTTTGAAGATTATTTTTATCAATATAACTATCAAATAAATAAAGAAAATGTAAGGCAATCCGGAATGGGGTATGCTGATATAGCAAAGGGATACGAAGAGGTAATAAATATTTTTTCGGAAACGAAATTTTTAGTACACGATTCTAATAATAAGTTTTTTACCCCAAGTCCGGTAACTACCAATGATAATTATTATTTATTAAATAAAGTTCTTGCATATACTCGGTTATTAACAAGCGGCACTAATACTGCAGTATTAGCTTCTACTTTGGTAGATAATACTACCGATTTTATTGCCGCAGGAGTTCAGGTAGGAGATATTGTAGGAAATACCACAACAAACCAAACGGCTATTGTCACATCTGTTGCCCTAACTCAATTAGGTATTGATGCCGACATATTTGGAGCTACACCTGAAGATTATGTGGTATATGATGATGCCATAGTTAATGAAGCAGAGAAGGTTACGCATAGTAAAATTACGATGCTTAACAACTCTATGTTAACTGCACCTTCTACCTTATTTCCCGCATATACCCAAGAAGAGCCAACCTTGTCCTTATTTCCGGGTAGCATTAATACTATAGGAGCAGTTCAATGTCAATACATTAGATATCCTAACGACCCTAAATGGACTTATGTTAATTTAATAGGAGGAGAGCCATCGTTTGACCAATCTCAACCTGATTATCAGGATTTTGAATTGGCTATTTCAGATGAACCCACATTGGTATTAAAGATATTGCAATATGCCGGTATGTCTATTAGAGAGGTAGCAGCAGTACAATTTGGGGGTCAGCTTGAAGTAAAAGAAGAACAAGACGAAAAATAAAATAAATTATGCCTTATATCTCACAATACGAATATTACGAAAATAATGGGAATGCTCCGGAAGATGCTAATTGGGGTTCCTATCAATATGTTTCTTTATATGATATAGTTAACAATTTTATGTTGATGTACGCAGGTAATCATAGTTTAATAAACAATGAAGAAAGGTATAAGATATTATTTCACGCAAAACGTGCTATTCAGGAATTAAATTATGACGCATTTAAAGAAATTAAAATTTTAGAATTATCAGTTTGTAATACCTTGAGATATGTTTTACCTTCCGACTATGTGAATTGGGTAAGAATATCCGTATTTAAAAATGGGCTTTTATATCCATTGACAGAAAATATTCAAACCAATTGGTCTAATGCCTATCTGCAAGATAATAACTGTAGGATTTTATTTGACCAAGATGGAAATGCTTTAAGCCCGGAGTATTCTAACCTTGATTTAGCACGAATAACAGGAGGAAAGAAATCTATCTATCTTAATCAGAACTCTATATTTTATGGATACGAAGGATGGGAATATGATGGCTATTGGTATTTTGGATGGGAGATAGGAGACCGGTTTGGATTAAACACCGAAACTGCTAATGCTAATCCCACCTTTAGTATAAATAAAAAAGCAGGAGTAATAAACTTTAGTTCCGGAATGGCAGGAGAGTTATGTGTTCTTGAATATGTGTCGGATGGAATGGAGAATGGAGATATCACCGAAATTTCTGTAAACAAACTTTTTGAAGAGTATGTTTATGCCTTTATTGAATATTCTCTTCTTAATTCTAAATTGGGAGTACAAGAATACATTGTAACAAGAGCAAGGAAACGAAAAACTGCCCTATTGCGAAATGCTAAAATTAGAATAAGCAACATACATCCGGGAAGACTCTTGATGAATTTGAGAGGACAGGATAAATGGTTAAAGTAGTAATATGGCTAATGTACAGAGAAATTTTGTTTTAGGGAGGATGAATAAAAGCCTTGATGAAAGGTTACTTCCCAATGGTGAATATGTAGACGCAATGAATGTGCGTTTAGGTTCTACTGAACAATCCGAAGTAGGGTCAGTAGAAAATGCTAAAGGAAATACTCAGCTCACCACCTTACAATATGATGGACAGGCATTATCGACTAATGCACGGTGTATTGGAGCCTTTGAGGATGGTGCTACAGAAACCTTATATTGGTTTGTTCACGACCCTGACTTTGCATTAGGAGCAACAGGTAAACTTGATTTAGTAGTTTCCTTAAATACTCTCACCAATGTTCTTACTTATCATATTATCAGCATTGATGATGGTGGAGGAACCGATACTACTTTAAATTTTAATCCTTCTTATTTAATTACGGGAGTTAATCTTATCGAAGATTTATTATTTTGGACTGACGATTATAACCCTCCACGATTTATAAATGTTAATCGCAACTATGCGAATCCTGTAGTTTTAATAGATGGTGTGACCGAAGAGGAATTACTTGTAATAAAAAAACCCCCTGCAGACTCTCCTACTCTTACCCAAAGCTCAACTGTCGCAGATGACACTTTCTTGGAGGATAGATTTGTATGTTTTGGATATAGATGGAAATATAAGGATGACGATTATTCAGCCACTTCTCAGTTTACAGAACCCTCCTTTATTCCGCAGCCTTTTAATTATTCTTATGCTACAGGTTTAAATGAAGGAATGCTTAATAATACGAATTTAGCAGTTATTGAGTATAATTCCGGTGGACCTCTTGTGACCGGGATTGATTTGTTATGGAAGGATATGCAAAATGGAAGTATCCGTATTATTGAAAAACTTGATAAAGATTTATTAGGACTTGTAGATAATACCGACTACAGTTATTCTTTTAGTAGTAGTCAGATATTTACCGTATTGCCTATATCAGAAATTTTGAGACTTTATGACAATGTCCCCCGACTTGCAAAAGCTCAAACTTTAATGGGGAATAGAATAATTTATGGAAATTATTTAGAGCAATATGATTTAACTACTTTAAGTGGGTTCCCTACTAAACTTGAATATACCATTTCGTTAGATTCTGAAGATGTAGGTTTAACTGACTTGTCAACTGCTACCTCCAATCCGGCTTATACGTGGGATGGACCGCAAAGCGGAACCAATTCGGAAGTAACTATACAAGGTGTTGGAGGCTTAAATTTAACACAGGGAGCTTTATTAGAGTTTCAAATTACTTTTCAGCATTCGTTTTTTACAGGGGATTTACCTTTCCCGGCTGATACTACACCTTTAACTACTCTGCAATTTTCTTACCTCCTTCCGCAGTCATTCCCAAGTGCATATGATTTAGCTATCAGTACGGACTTTGTGGAAAAGATAGGAACGGCACTTAATATTCAGACGGTTGCTGATTGTGCGTTAGGAACTACATTTACAGACAACTTTAATTGCTCGGTATTAAACACATTGAGTGGGTTAACTAAGTATGAAAGCGGTATAAGTGCGGCGGACCAACCGGTAGAAATAGTTACCTCTCCGGCTTCACCGGACATAGGGTTTATTCTTCCTATAGTACGATATGTGGATGACCCAACCGGAGTGGCTATCACTCAAGAAGTCTTTGAATACTATGAAATTACCGCTTCGGAAGCATCTTTTTCCGAGATTGGAAACCCAAAAAGTTTACATAGTAAACGAGGTTATCAAATAGGAATAGTGTATATGGATGATTTTAATAGAGCTACAACGGCTTTAGTAAGTCCAAATAATTCTATTGAAGTGCCTTGTGAAAACTCAGTCTTTGCCAATAGGATAAGGGTGAATATCCCTACAACTCAAATAGCTCCTGAGTGGGCAACTCGTTATAAGTTTGTGTGCAAACAGGATAAGGAAAATTATTGGAATGTATATACTCAGTTCTTTTTCCGGGACCCTATATCAGGTTCTGATTACTTTTTACTTGAAGGACAAAATGCACGTAAGGTAGAAGAGGGAGATTTGTTAAGAGTAAAATTAGATACAAATGGCGCATTAAGCAGATGTGTCCAAACTTCGGTATTAGAAAAGGTAGCCCAAGAGCAAGACTTTTTAGACCCTCCTCCTCAAGATAGTGTAGGAAATGAGATTCCTATCCCCGCAGGAGTATATGCCAAAATGAGAGCTAACAATTTTTCTACTGAAACAGATGCTAATGCGGTGGTTTCATATGGAGAGAAAACTACTGAAGATACAAGCGGGAATTGTAGTCATATTTCTTATCCTGCTTATTTACCTAATCCTGATTTTGATTCTTCACTTCCATCGGGACCCGGTAATTTCGCTTATGTTCCGGTAACCATTCCGGCAGGTTCAAGGATAAATATTCGTATAGACAACCTGCGTAAAGGAAAAGCGTGTGCCACATCCGGAGTAGAACGTAGAAAGTATTTGCTTGACACTACCTTAATTGCTACTCAAGATTACCCCAATGCAAAAGCGTGGTGGGATGGAGATAATGTAGCAAGTATATTAAGTGGTTCGGAAGTAATTTCTGAAGCAGATTGTGGAGCATCACCTCCTACTTGTACGTATATACCGGCTTTGTTAACATCAAGCGGAACAGGATTCCCCGTTCCTATGCAGACTGATTTTCCTTGTGACTTAAATTTATACGTTCAATTTTTTGAAGATGACACTATTTCAGGTGCAATGTGGTTGGTAGTAGTGGGAATGAAGGGATATAGTGGCAATAAAAAGAAAGCGGTATTAAAAGTAAATATGGAGCTAATTAGAGGGAACTCTTTGGTTGTATTTGAAACCGAACCCCAAGATGCTTTACCCGATGTGTGGTTTGAAAGTTCCAAATCTTATCCCATAGACCAAGCAACAGGGTATCATCAAGGGAACATACAGAACCAAACTGCAGTTCAACCTGCCATTATCAAAACAGAATTTTTTAATTGTTATGCTTTTGGTAATGGTGTAGAAAGCTATCAGATTCAAGATTCTATTACCGGGAAAGTTTTAACTTTAGGAAACAGGGTATTTACTACCAATAACGAAAGCTATATGGCTATGCGTAGGTATTCTGATTTAACTTATAGTGGTGTATATAATGATGAATCCAATGTAAATAAACTTAATGAGTTTAATCTTGGGTTATTAAACTTTAAACCACTTGAAGAAAGATATGGACCTATTTATTTAGTGGATGGAAGAGAAACTGATGTTCTAACTCTTCAAGAAGATAAGATATCTTATGTATTACAGGGAAAAAATTTATTATCCGATTCAGTAGGTGGAGGAACTATAGCTTCTGTACCGGAGGTATTAGGAACTCAAATAGCTCGAATAGAAGATTTTGGTGTAAGCCAAAACCCGGAAAGCTATGCTAAGTGGGGTCCAAATAAGTTCTTTACTGACGCAAAAAGAGGAGCCGTTATTCAGCTCAGAGGAAGTTCGGCTCAGAACGAACAGTTGCAGGTTATTTCCGAAGCGGGTATGAGGTCGTGGTTTAGAGATTTATTTCTTCAAGCGTTTAATACTCAGAAACTTGGTGGCTATGACCCTTATATGAATGAATTTGTTTTAAGTTCCAATAATGAGCTTTTGCCTAATATTCCCGAATGTATTGAATGTGGTATTAGTAGAACGGTTACTGTTACTGAAGCTGACAATAACTTTACGTTCTGCGTCAATGTAGGGAATCTTGTAGGAGATGTAAATATAGATTACAATATTATTTCAACCACTTCTAATGTAAAAATAGATGCTACTTATAATGCAGTAACTACAACAACAGGATTTGTAAACAATGATGCCGGGTCACCATTGGTAGTAGATAAAGATAATGTAGCGGTAGATACGGTAGATATAGAGGTAGAAGTAGATAGCGGTGAAACTACTTTAGAGATTACTGTAAATTGTCCTGATGCACAAGAAATAACTATTATCCAAGTGTGTTATTCACTTGATAATGATGCAGGAGAGTTTATTCACAATGAATTTAGATGGGTAGATGGAATGTTCGTTTCTCCACTACATTCCGAGCAAGTGGAATTAGTTTCCGGAGTTACTAACCCATTAATTTCCCAATATTCACCAATTTCCGGACCACAAGGAGCAGGATTTATTCCTAATGACGGAGCTACTATAACTATTATTAGCAACCGAATTTTACCAATTGATGATTATGAGTTTGACCCTGCAATAGATGAATTAAGATATTTAAGAAGTAATACGTTATATCTCAATAACCCTGTAGATATGGCAGCATTACTCTTTGCTTCTACGGATGCAGTACCGATTACAGGTGGACCTAATTCCTATGAAGCTCAATTTACAATGCCGGTAAGTAATGACCAATATTTATATTTAATATATAATTACCGAAGACCAACAGGGGTAGCCTTATGTTATGATGCATCCGATATGTATGCAGCGTGTTGTGAGTGTACAACAGAAAAACTTGAAATTCAAAGATGTCAGGCTGCCGGAATCCTTACTCCTGCCGTAACCTTTACGGTTGTTAATACTGTAGGAGCTATTGTAGGAGATTTGGTTAGCATTACCAATCCATTGTATACAGGATGTAAATTTGAAGTAATAGGAACTTCGGAAGAGGTAGAAGATGCGGTGATTAATATACTTGAGGAGGGTGAATGTAGTGATGTATGTAATAAATACACCCTTACTAATACCGATGACTCTACTCACGATGTCACATATGTTCCGTGTGATGGTGCAGGTCCGGTTACCGTAGAAGTACCATCAGGAGGTACTCTTGATATTTGTGCAACAGACATTACTCTTTGGGATACTGAATTTATAGAGATAACTTTTGAAGAATGCGATTGTGAGGAATTTTGGTTAATGGAAGAGTGTACGGAAGCCTATCCTACTCCAAGTCCTAATTATGAAGTTGTAGATGCGGGAGCATACCCCGTAACGGCGAATAGTCTATGGAATCTTACAGGTCATCCAAGTTGCGTTTATAAAGCACTTTATAGAGTGGCACTACCGGTAACGGATACTATTAGCGGAGTCCCTATAGGAGTTACTTCTTGTCAAGATGTGTGTGGTACTTATCAAGTGGATAACCCTACCTTAATAGGGGGTGCAGTAGATTATAAAAATTGTGCGGGAGTTTGGGTTAATACGGGAATTATAGCACCGGGAGGCACGTTATCAATTTGTGCAGAAGAAATTGGTTTGGCTACCTTCCCTGCAGGATTTGAAGTAAGTAAGCTAAATTGTGGATGTGAGTGATAAAATGTAAAAAAATATAATATGGCAACATTTGGAAGTTACTTTTTAGATTCCCCCACCTTAGCGGGAGCAACGGCAGTCTTTACAACTGCCGCATTAGTCACTCCTGCTCCTGATGGATGGTATTCTGATGGAACGGTAGTGAGAGAGCAAGTGGGTGGTGTATTGGGGATACCTCAAACCTGTCCTGAATGCTTTTATCCTTGCGGAACCGGCATTACTCTTTCGGCAGGAAGTAGCGGAATCTATTCAGTATCCTTTAATACTGCCGCCGATTTAGGATGTACTATTATTTATTTTGACCCTCAAAGTGTACCTGAAGGTATAAGAGTATTATGGAGTGGAAATACTTATAATGAATTAACAAGTATAACAGAGGGATATCTTGCTGCCTCTTCCCCAACCAACTATACCTATATCGGTTTGACGGCTTCTGATTGTGGAATAGGTGCCACATTAGCAGGGGGAGGTTATGCAGGGCAAGATGAATTTGAGTGGAATGGAGCTTCCTTTGATTTGACCGGAACGGCAGGTACGGTAACGGGAGACTTAGCAGATGTAAATCTTACTACTCCTGCACCCGGTTATTCTACCTTATATATCCCTAAAACTACGGTGGCACCCGAAACGATGTTGTTAGAGATATTTGGTCCGTGTGCCGTAAGTCAATGGAATGTAGAGATAAACTGTCCATTATTGCTTACCGCTTGTCCTACGAGTACCATAGGTGGAGATTGTACTGAAGTATATCCCAATGAATATTATAATGTCCCTAATCGTGGAGGAGTGGCAGGAGAACCGGCAATACACGAGTTTTACGTTCAAGATGAATATGGAAGCGTAAGAGTTCCTGCAGGAAATTACACCATAAATCCCCCATCAGGACAGAAACAAATAGTAGTAGACGCAAATGGGGTGATAACAAGTATAAGTGCTTGTCCGTAATAATAACTTGTGTCTTCAAAGACACTATTAAAAAGAAGTAAATGGCAAACTATACATTAACATACGCAGAAAGTTCTCAGGGTTTTCCTTCTTTTTATTCTTATTATCCCGATTGGATGATAGGAATGAATCAATATTTCTATACATTTAAGGGGGGAAATCTATATAGACACAACACCAATAATAATCATAATACTTTTTATGGTGAAATTGAGTCTTCTACTATAACTACGGTATTTAATCAGCAGCCATTAGAGAATAAAATATTTAAGACTTTAAATTTAGAAAGCGACCAAGCGTGGGAAGCTACTTTAGTTAGTGATATTCAAGACACCGGGTTTATAGATGATGCGTGGTTTGAGAAAAAGGAAGCAGCGTGGTTTGCATTTGTAAGGAGTGACGGACCGGTGGGAGCTTCTACTGATGAGAGTCAATGGGAATTAAGGTCATTAAATGGTATAGGTAGAAGTGATGCAGTATCGGGACCGGCTGCGGCATACGTTATAGACTTTGATGTTAATGTGCAAATTGGAAGTATCATTAGTGTCGGTGATGATTTATATTATGCAGTTCCTCCTTATGACACCCCTGTATATGCCGGTACGGTGACTGACATTATTGTAGATAAAGTAAACGGTACTAATCAAATTATTGTTGACGGTACGGCAGTAGGAGCTACAAATCCTATTCCTATTCAAGATGCTTATTTCTTGTATATTAAAAACCCAATAGCCGAATCTCACGGCATTTTAGGTCACTATTGTGAAGTCCACCTTGTATTGAGTCCTGCCAATTCGGTAGACCCTACAGAGTTGTTTGCAATAGAATCAGAAGTAATGAAATCATTCCCTTAAAATTAGTATCTTTGTAAGACAAATGGGATTAACAATAAGACCACTAATAGACCAAGATTACGAAACTATTTTAGTAGAATGGTGGAAAGATTGGAAATGGGTGCCTATAGAAAAAGATTTTCTCCCTGATAATGGCACCGGAGGTTTAATGGTGGTGGATGATGGTATTCCTGTGTGTGCCGGATTTATTTATACCACTAACTCTGCAGTTGCGTGGGTAGATTGGATTATATCCAATAAAAACTACCGAAAAAAACCCGAAAGAGCAATTGCCCTTGATATTTTAGTGAATAGTTTAACAAATTTGGCAAAAGAAACCGGGCATAAATATGTTTATGCTTTAATAAAACATAAAGGATTAATTGACGTATATGAAAAACTTGGTTATATTCACGGTGATTCATATACGAGTGAATTAATAAAAAAATTATAATATGGGAATAGCAACAGGACTCGCTTTAGGGGGGTTAGCACTTAGTGCAACTACTACCGGACTCTCTTTTGCTCAAGCTGCAAAAGAAAGAGATAAAATGAATATGGCAAATGAGGCTGCAGCAAATGCAATGGTGGAAGCACGAAAAAAACTGAGGGTAAACTATATGGATGCATTATCCATCAATAAGGAAGCCTATGAAATGCAACAAGATACTATTTTAGCCCAAGCTCAAGCAGCAACACAATTAGGTATAGAGGGAGATACACGAGGTGCGTCAGCTACTGCCGGAAGAGTTCAATTAGCAACGGCTGCCGGAGCACAACAAACTCGTGTTCAAATGGGTGCTGAGTTGCAGAAATTAGAACAGTTATCTGCACAAGAAGATTCTCGTTTAAGAGATATTGGAGTTCAGTTAGATTTGCAGGAAGTTGCAGGAGCACAAGCGGCAGCACGAGATGCGGAAGCACGGTCAGTTGCGGCACAACAAGAAGGTATACAGGGTGCCACAGACACCCTTCAACAAGGAATTAGTTTAGGAGTGGGATTGTATGGAGCAGATACAAAGGGGGAAAAAGCTGCAATGCAAAAGTATTCTGCTGATTACACCGGAGATGTAACATATACCGGAGATGTGGGAAGAGGTAAAAATAAAATAACTTTGGAGGATGCAAATCTACAGGATGTAAATTTTGAGGATATGACTAACAAGCAATGGAAAGATTGGACCGGAGGTTTAGATGCCCAACAAAGTAAATCTATCTTTGGTAGTGAAGCTTGGTCGAACCTTTATCAAAAACCTGTACAAGACCCTATGGCTTGGCAATTTGGTGGAGGTACAAGTGGTATAACCGAAGAGGAGAAGGAAATGATACTTAGAGCAAGAAAACTTGCCAATAAAGGATAATCACGATTATTAATTAACACGATATGACTTACTATAAGTACGCTGAACGGCAAGTAGATACACGAATAAATTGGGCAGAGGTTGGAAAGGAAATGTCCGATATGTTGCTCGAAGAAAGGAAACTTAGAGAAAGTAAAAGACAAGAGATAGATGCTGCCTCACGACAGTTTGGTGAAACTTTATCTAATGCACCTACAGGAACTTATGATGCGGGAAATACTTTTATTTTAGAGTTTGCTGAGGCTGCTCAAGAAGAACGTAGAATGCAAGACCACTTTTTAAAAACGGGTCAAATGAACTTAAAGGATTATACAATAGGTCGACAAAATATTCAAAGCGGTGCATCTTTACTATTTGATTTACAAAAGGAATATCAAGCGGAGTATGCAGATAAAATGGCACGTTGGGAGGGAGAGGAATCGGCTTTCCTTGAGGTTTGGCAAATGGAACAAGCCGAAGGACTTGCTAACTTACGAGATTCTCGTGCATACATTAACCCTACCAATGGAGTAGTGAGTGTGGGTAAACTGAAAATGAATGAAGAGACAGGGATGATGGAGTTAGACCCAAACCAAAATAATTATGTTACTGTAAATGAATTAAACAAGCGGTTAAAGATGAAATACAACCGCTTTAATATTGAGTCTGCCGCAGAAAATGCTACCAACCAATTAGGTGCTTTAGAAGTGTCTACTTTTAAATATGCATCTGCAGGAAATATAAATCAAATCATTACGGATATAGATGCTAAAAAACACAACTTTGGATTAGAAGGAGAAACTTGGGCAGCAGGATATAAAGAATGGGAGGAATATCAAGTAGGTGCTATGATGATAAACCCTAATAATGTGGCTTCAGTTTTAACGGACAGGAAAGGTTGGATTGAGGTTCCTGATGGAAAAGGAGGTACCGAGAAAATGAAACTTACTTTCACTTATGATAAAGCTGAGTATGATGATAAGAGTATAAATAAAGGTCAACTGATTTATTTAGACCGTTCTGTCGATGCCAACGGTAAACCGGTATTTACTGAGGACCAAGAGAAAATTGTTGAACAACAATTAAAACTTGCTATACGTGCCAATATTGATGTTAAGAAACAAATAAAACAAGCAGGTGCTACTCAATTCCCACCTTCAGCCATAATTAAAGAAGGAAAAGCGGACAAGTCACAGATAGAGGTAGCTAACAATTTAGGGCAGCTATGGTATGGTGATGAAGGAGAGATTAGTAGTGCTTCTAACTTCTTATTAGGATTGATTAATCAAACCAATCCAAAAAATAAAGCGTTAACATTAGATAGAAATCAAAATAACGTAACCATTACTTATGAAGATGGAACTAAAAGAGAGTTTCCTTTTAGGGCTATTGATTCACAAGGAGGACTTCAAACTATTCCTCAAGATGAATGGATTACAGGTGCCATTACAGAGTTCACAGAAATAGACGATGTAAATGATGTGTTGAACAATAGTGGTTATATTGTAGGGAAAGAATTATCTGTCGACACAGGGAGTGCGAAATACACCAAACCTACTAAGCCAAGTGCTCAAGCCAATCTTGAAGCTCATCTTTCCTCTTTAAATTTTAAAGCGGATGATATGAATGAAGATGATTGGATAAATGCTTACGGACCTGCATTGAAAAAATTAGGGTTTGAAGTAGTTGCTCCTACGGATTTCGTCAACGAGGTTGTAGTTAGCAAGGGTGAGGGTGAGAATAAATCTCAAATAAAAATAAAGACTAATGAGGAAGGTGAAGATGCTGACACTCAAGTGAAAGACTTAATAGCTTATATTGAAAGGAGTTTAAGTAAGGAAGAGATAGCGAGATTGATGGTAGCCGATGTGATAGCTGAAGCGAAAACAGGAGAGGAAGGTGACTGCGTGGATGGTTGGAGAATAGACCCGGAGACAGGTGCCTCTGTGAAATGTAAATAAAATAGTGTCTTCAAAGACACCAATGTATAGTATATGGGAGAAGAAAAACACTACAAAACCCCAAACGGTAAAGTTCTAACAGAATCATATTTACGTCAACGATTTGGAGAAGACTTTGGCACGCTTGTGGCTTCAGGTCAGTTTGTAGAATCCACAGAGCCAATCCAAGAAGTATCTACTGAAGAAATATCTGAATCTACATATATTGCTCCTAACGGAAAAGAGTTTACAGAGAACGAACTTCAAGAACGGTTTGGCAATCAATGGGAGGAGGTGTCTGTTCAGTTTGAAAAAAAAAATCCAATTCAGACTCCACAAGAGCAGCAAGTTGGGGATTCAATATCGGAAGATATTGGGTCGGTATCAAGAGAAGATAGGGAGAGTGATATCCTTAATTCCGATACTCCTATTTCAGAAAAAGATTTTTATGAAGCCATAGGATTTAATCCTGACTATACGAGTCTTGCATCGGAGAGTCCACTCAGCACTCAAGCTGCACTTGATGAAGTAACGGAATACAGAAATAAGTGGAAAGAAAGTAAAGCGGGTCAGCTTTATGTGCAACAACAAAAAGAAACCCAAGAAAAGATAGCAGCCGAAAATAAACTTGCCACAGAACTTGAGGAAGCTGAAGAAACAAAGGCGGCACAAGCGTTATTAATTGAACAAGAAGCTAAGAGACAAGCAGAAGAAACGATTAAGGAGAATACTGAACGTGCAGGACTTGCAGGAGATGAAGACTTTAATAAGTCCTTAGATATTATAAACTCCGATTTAATGTCAGGACAATCTCAGGATGTTGTTTCTGTCCTCAACTCTACTTTAGGAAAATACGGTTTTGTAGTGGAGGATTATGGTTTTTTAGGGTTCGATAGGGCAGTAATAAGAAATATCTATACCAATGCAAAAGAGGTTATTGAGCTTGATAACTTTACCGCATATTTAGATGAGAGATATGCCGAGAAACTGAAAAACTTTGTAAGAGATAATGCAGTTCCTGTAGGTAGAGAGTTAGATGAGGCGGAAGAAACTATATTAGATAATGCCTTAAGAGCTAAGACTATAAGACCTGTAGCGTTAGTAAATCCTGATGGCTCACAATCTACTGTAAAATTTATGTCTTATGAGGAAGATGGTAAACATTATGTAGCACCAACCCTATTCCCAAAAGACCCTGATAATGTAACTTCTAAACCTATAGATTGGGAGGTATTGTCTTTTGAAGATGCGATTACGGAAGCCAAGAAAAGAGGCGAAGTGTTTTCTTTTGATTCTCAAGAAAAGGCACAGGATTTTGCAGAGGGAGGGTGGAAAGATGTAAGCACCGTAGATTTGGAGGCAGAACGCTTTTACTCAGAGAGAGGTCTTGATTATAATGTAGCACGAGAAGGGTTTGAAATGTACGAACAGGCACGGGATGAAAGATTATTCCTTGAAGAAGTATTAGAGGGTGACCCCCGAGACAGATTAGAATCCAATCTAACAGAAGAAGAGAAAGAACTTTATGGTAAATTCTATGTCAATGGTGTGTTACGGTCTGATGCCGGAGAAAGAATAAAAGAGATAGAGGAAACAGAAGATAGGTTATTTGAAATCTATATAGATGACCAAGAAATAGCAAGGGCAAGAGAAGACTTTGATGGATATTTAGCGAAAAAACAACGACAAGCTGCAGGTAAAGCGGCTGAGATAAATAGACAAGCACAGATTGATTATATGAAGATAGATGCTGATGTTATAAATAATCTTGGTATAAGAGCAAAGGATATTGTTAATTACATTCCTAAAGACGGATATGAAACTAAACTAAAAGATATATACATTAGCCAATTAAATACTGTGGCTGCTACTGAAAATTTAGCAGCACTTAAGTTTGATATTGCTCAGACTTATTTTTCTAAGAAAGAAAATAAAAACATTCAAGATGCCTATGTAGATGATTGGGAAAGCATAGCAACGGCTTGGAATGATGGGTTAGCTCGTGGTAATGCTATGGAGCAAATAGTCTTAATGGCTGCAGGCATTGTAGACATTGAAGACCCTGAAGATAGAAAATTAGCCTCCGAAAAAATTGCTCAACATCTATCGGAGCAATCCGGTAAAACATCACGGGTAAATGCACGATACTTTGGGCAGGTGAGTGGGAAAGAGGGATGGAATAACTTCTTAAGGGACCCTGCAGAATGGATGGTTGGTTTAGCGGCTAACTCTATAAGTCAAATGTTGCCCTATGGGATGTGGCTTATACCTACTGCCGCAGCACAAGGTGCCACTCTTGGAGGAAGTATTGGAGCAGCAACCGGAGCACCTGCCGGTGGAGTGGGTGCAATTCCCGGTGCAATAAGTGGTGCGGGGACCGGAATGGTTTGGGGTATAAGGACCGGATTTGGAGCAACAAGTTTTGCAATGGAATATTCTAATGCCGTTATTGAGGCTTTAGAAAATCACAATTTTAATACACTTAATCCTGACGAGGTTGCTGAAGGGTTGATGGAGCCGTCTGTATGGGAGGAAGCCAATGATAGGGGTGTTAAGAGAGGTCTTGTAATTGGAGCAGTAGATTTTATGTCAGCAGGTCTTGCCGGTAGGGTTTTTAAAGCCGGAACTTTTGCTACTCGTTCTCAAGCATTAGGTCTATTTGCAGCAGAACGTGCAGTCTTTGACCCGGCTATGGAAGCATTGGGTGAAGGATTGGCACAAGCAAGTGTAGGAGATGAGCTTGATTGGAAAGACATTGGAGCTGAGGCAGGCGGTGCAGGAGGTAATAACATATCTAATGCGGCAATTAATGTTTATATCGACCAAAGGAATAGAAGCAATGTAGGGCTTGCAGATAAGCTTGCCAACGATATGAGCTTTATAATGAATGAGTCTACAGGTGATACCCGGATAAATACGTGGACCGACAATATGCTCAAGCTTGGAAAGATAGATGCAGACCAAGCACAAAAGATTAGAGAAAATATTGGTATAAGGAGAGAGGTTAATGAACTTGTATCTGTGACAGGGGGACCGATTAGTTCTTTAGCCGTAAGAGGAACCAAAGTCACTACACAAAAAGATGTTAAGACAAGATTAGGTAGGCTTATTGAAGCTCGTAATAAATTAAGCCAAACACAAAATACAAAACTTGTATTTAAAGAAAAGATAAAAGAGATAAATGCTGAGATAGCACAGATAGCAGAAACAGGAAATGTGCAAGGATTAAGTGTAAAACAACGGACTCAATATAAGAAGATGTTGGATGAGGGTGAGCTTACCACTAAAGAATATAGAAAGCTACTAAATGAAGGTGTAGCAAATCAAGTAAACTTGGACTTAATTTTAGGTAAGACTGAAAGAGGTAAAACCGGTAAATATATGTGGCGAGGAAAACAGGTGACTCGTGACCAATTTATTAAAAACATTAACAAAGCTAAAAATTTAAACCAAATACTCCATAGGTCTACGGCGGTATTATATGACCCTGAAGTACAAAAACTATTAATAAATAAAAAAGATGCCATTTCAAAGCGAAAAGCAGGAACAGTTTCTCAAGATAAACAAACCGGAGATATACAAGCGGTGGAAGAGACTGTACGGGAGGTTTCGGAAGAAACCCAAGAATCTCCGACCACTACGACAACTGAAGTCTCAGAAGCGTTAACTATTTCAACTAAACCTACTACCACAGAGATACAAGTAGAAGAGGGTGCGATAGTTGAGGATGTAATAGGCGAGACAACTAACGAGGTTAAAGGTCAGATTATCACTCAGCCTGATGGTAGGTTTTCGGTAAGACAAGGAGAAGAAATCATAGAGTCAAATGTAGAGTCTAAAGAAGATGCAGTAAAGGTTTTGTCGGCTAACATAGAGGTAGCTCCTACTGAGAAGATTGAAGATGAGATGGTTACTTATACAATGAATAAGACCGATAAAAAGATTTGGTCTAAAGACTTTGAGATAATTGACAACAGAGATGGTAGCACATTTGGTCCTGCAGCAGAAAATGGTAAATGGGTAGTTGTTAATAAAGTTACAAACCAAGTTGGTCCAATTGTGTCAACAAAAAAAGATGCTCAAAACATTATTGCCAATGCTCCGGGATATGCAGAAATGTTTGGGGATGGAATGCAGGTGGAGATTGACGCTATTATAACTCCAAGTGAAGAGATTAAAACGCAAGTAGAAGGAAAACAAAATTTAGAACAAGAGGTAAAAGACTTAGAAGCTTTTATTAAAAAAGAAAATCCAAAATTCCAATTAGCTGCAGGTATAACTAACGAGCAGAGACAAGAGAAGCTGACTGAAGAGGCAACGAGATTGATGGAGCTTCAGCAGGAGAGTATGGCAGAAAACTCATACACCGTAGAAGAGGTTAATGTGGAAACAATTCCTATCGTTATAGATGAGAACACATCCCTTGCTAAAGACCTGAAACGTATGGGTCTAAGTGAACTGATTGGGAAAAAGATTAATCTTATAATGGCAGACCAACTTGTAACTAATGAAGAGTTTATGGGTGGTCCATTCTTTTCGTTGCAAGAAGGAATGCGTAAGCATAATATTGCGTGGGCAAATGTTGATGAAAATGCAGTACGCAAGATTGCAAAGGGAGCAGTCAAATCTGACTATACGGTGGTATATAATATGAACCCTGATGCTATCAGTTCCAATGTAGCTATAAGGACACAGTTCTTAAATGAATTGTCTAAGTTAGATACCGATACTCAGAAACTTATATTCGACCAAATAGTAGCTCAATTAGATGGGAAGGTCTTCCGTGAAAAAGATTTTGATGATACCCAAAAAGTTGCCGATATAGTTGCTAAATCCACAAACGTAACGGAATTGTTGGAAAATATAGACGTTTTAAATCTTAGAACAAAAGCTAAGGTATTTAAGAATATAATACCGGTGGAGGGTAAGGCTTCCAAAACCGATGTAGGGAAGACCTTAGAATCTAAGGGCATCTCTATAGAAAGCCTTAGAGAACCTTTAACAGAAGACTTTGTAAAAGACTTACCTGCGGGTACAATGACTATGGTCTTAGAGATTCAGGATAGTGAAGGTAACAAGGTAACTGAAAAGACAATTGATGATGCTATAGTTAGTCCTGAACAACAAAAACAAGAAGGCATACCAAGTCACCCAAGCTATGATTTTTATCTAAGGGGTAAGCCTGTCGCTTTATTACAAGAGACTACTCCGTTTTGGAATGTGATAAAAGGCTTTAAGGATACGATTGAAGCTAAGTTTGGAAAGGTAATAAAAAAGAAAGTAGCTGAAAAGAGAGATAAAAAAACAGGCAAGGTTATTACTCCTGCATCCACACGACCATTTACTGCGGCTGAGGCTATGTCCGATACAATGTATAAAGCCTCTGTTAGTGCCTCACAAGCGCAGACGGTTTCTCCTATAACAGCAAGGTCTTATGATAATTTTGTAAATCTACTTAGTAAATCATTCCCTAATATAGAAGTGATAACAAACCAAAAACAGTTTGATAATTTATTAATTCAACCTGATGTGGTGGCGGTTACGACAAAAGCACAACGTGATGAAAATAAGGTGTATGGAGCCGTATACAAGGGTAAGCTTTACCTAAATCCTAAAGCTGCAAATACTAACACACCTATTCACGAATTTGGTCACATATGGAACTCCGTTGCTAAAGAATTTAACCCCAAGTTATATCAGAAAGGGATAGAGCTTATAGAAACTGACGATACCTACATCTCACAAATTGAAAATAGTCCTGAGTATAAGAGGGTTATCAAGAGTATGAAGGAAGATGGTGCGACAGAAGCAGAGATAAGAGAATTTATTTTAGAAGAAGCTCTTGCCACCGCAATTGGAGATAAAGGACAATCATTTGCTGATGCCTCTATAAAAGCTGACTTTAAAAATTGGCTTAACAAGCTATACAATTTTGTTAAATCTTTAGTTGGTCTATCAAAAATGAGTGATGAAGAGGTTCAAAATTTAACGCTTGATGAGTTTTTGCAAGGTGTGGTAGTGGATTTACTGTCAGGAGAGCAGGTATTTGCCGAAGCTCAAGCACAAGAGATTAAAAGCGGACTGCAGTTGATGACAGGAAATAGTATTAATGATATGTCAGCAACCACTATTGTTTCTTCCGCAAGAGAGCAAGGATATAGTGATGCGGCAATTAGAATAGTATTAAAGGAGGAAGGATTTAAGAAAGCTCAAATAAACGAAGCCTTAGTAGTTAATCTTGATAACACATTATTTAATGACGTAGCCGTTATACCGGAGTTTGGTAATGTAGAGGGCGGGATGAGTGAAGGAAAGGTGTTGTTTGATAATGTACGAAAAAAATTAAAGGCATATACTAAACCTACACGCACTACAACGTATCAAAGAGAGACTGCAGAGCAAAAGGCTGAACGTGCCACTCAACTACGTGAGGCTAACCCGACATTGTTTGCGTTGACCGACCAAGAGATTCTTAACAGGTATCCACGAGTTGGTGTAGCTACAACAATCACAAATCCCCCAAAAACTAAATCTCAAATAAGACTAAAGGCTATTGAAATTTTAAAGGCTGAACCAATATTTGAGGCTCAACCTAAGCAGACTCAAGACTCCCTTATTATAGCCTTAGATAAGACGATAGATACTCGTGCTAATGTTTCTGTACAAAGAGAGATAGATGCCATTAAACAAAGGATAAAGACCCGTAAGGAGGCTTCTGATAACTTACAAAGCGTTAAGTTAGCGGTGCGTGAAATGATTCGCAAAGCTCTTCCTAAGACAGAGAATATAACTACAGGTACAGTCAATAGGCTGAACAATATCATTGCAAAGGCTACAGATGCAAGTATCCTTAATGATATGAGAAAGATAGAGAAGGAAATAAAGCTTGTTAGAAAGAGGATAAAGAACGATGTAGTTAAGGAAATAAAAAAATTGGTTCAAGAAAAATCTAAAGTAAGGATTTCTGAATCTAAGAAAAAGAAAAGTAAAGGGATAGCTGCAGAGACACAGGCTTTTATGCAATCAGCCAATAAGGTGCTACAGAATGTAATAAAGGGGGATACCGATGCAATGCTTGCAATCTTGGATGAATTAACAGAGAACGAATCTCTAATTAATGAAGCAATTCTAAAAGAGAACCAAAACGAAAAGCTAACAAGAGCTGAGGAAAGGTTACTCAACCTGTCTTATGCCTTTGATAACTTTAGTGACTTAGAAAATATGAGTCTTGAAGATACTCAACTGTTGTTATCATCTTTAAAAGATGTCAATGCTGAGGGTATAAGACGATACAAGAGTCGTAGAAAAGCAAGAGCCGAGCAGATAAAAGCCATCAACAGAGAGGGCGAGGCTCAGATGACTAAAGATTTTGGTGATGCTATTTTAGATAAGGATGGCACACCTAAAGACCGTAACCAATTAATAATGGAACGGGACAAGATACATAAGCTATACCACGATAAGAAGTATTCTAAGTGGATAATGGAATATATAAAACATTACAAGTGGACTACCTTTTCTGAGTTTATAGCAGGTTTTAAACACAGTCTTCAGCATATGGGTACCTTAATGAACAAGATGGATATTTCAGGTAATTTCTTTACCGAGAACATCTATAACAGATTAAACCGAGCTGATGAGGCTAATATGGAAGGGTATTTCAGAACTCAAAATAAGTTAGATGAGATAGTCAATAGTATCGAAGGTATAGATAGGGGGATGGAACAAGTCAGGGAGCTTCTTTATACGTCAGGAACTATGCCGGTGATGGTTAGGAAAATCAATAAGGATGGTACGATAGGAAAGACTGCTGAGGAATGGAATGGAAGTGTTGACCAACTGTTGCGTATCTACTCTCTCTATAAAAACGATTTGCAGCGTGACAAATTAGAAAAGCAAGGATTTACACCACAGGTTATGGAGGAGGTAGAAGCTTTTCTTGGTCCACAACTCGTAAGTGTTTCCGACAAGATAGTCAACTTCTTAAGTAATGAATATTACAATGAGGTTAACGATGTTTATAGGCAGGTTAATGATGTGAATCTTGGATATATAGAAAACTATTTCCCAACAAAGACGCTTCAGACAGAGGAAACTGAAAACATTTTGTCTACCGGAGATTTTAGTAAAATATTTAATGCAGAGTCGGCACCATCATTGAAGGTAAGGTCGAATATAAAAAGCGGGGTGGAGTTAGATGTAGACTTTGCTGCTACATTAGAAACTCACATTAAAACTATGGAAAGGTATAAGGCTTACGCTATGCCTACAAAGATTATTCAAGGGATATTTGATAACCCTTACACTAAAAGTCTAATGGAGTCAATGTCATTAACATCGGTTGTAAGAAATGCTATTAACTATGCCATTAATCCTGACGCTTTTACTAAGCACCCAAGTAAACTTACGAAAGCGCTAAATTGGCTACAGAGTCGTTATACATCTTTTGCTTTAGCATTGAAGCTGATGCAGATACCTAAGCAGGCTACCTCATTTATTAACGCTTTAGAAAAGTATCGTTATAGAAAAGGTAAGGCAACCGCAGGGGTAGATATTGTGATGTTTATGATGGATACCGCAATGTTAGCTGCTAATCTTTTAGCTGAGATTGCAGTTTTGGGAGCAGAGAAGGTATCAGGTAAACATATTGGATTAGAAAGTAGACCGCTTTCTGAGGCTATGAATATGTCGGCTATTTTTAGAAAAAGGATAGAGCTTGGTGTTAAAGGAGACTTGATGGGATTAGAATCAGGGCAACCTACATTCAAGGATTTTGAAACTAACCAAGCTATGTGGGCAAAGCTTGGAAGGAGAGGAAGAAGGATAGCTGCTTCCCCAACTATCATTGGAGATATTATGGGTGTTATGGGGTATATGGTAAACTACAGACGTAATATTAAAAATGGAATGAGTAAAGCTCAAGCTTTGCAAGAGTTTAATGATTACAATGCTACTCAGCAAACTCGTAGAGCTACTGAAAAAATTCCTTTACAAATGAATCCTCACGCTTTTACAAGGGCATTTACTATGTTTGGTAGTACCTTGTTCTTACAAATGAACAAGGTTATGCAGGCAACAACCAATCTTGGAAGGCAAACTCAGGAGGCAATTAAAACTAAAGACCCTTCTAAAATTAAGCTTGAAGATATACGTTCACTTTACTTAAATGCCGCCGTTGCCAACGTATTGTTCACCGGTGCTGCTAATATATTTAAGATTACAAGTGATGACCCTAAAGATAGAGCAGAAGCGTTTGCTCGTATGAGAGATGCAATGTTTGGTCTTAACCTTATTTATCAGATACCTTTTTTTGGCGAAACGGCAGAACAGGCTTGGGCAGATTGGGTAGATGAGGATAGAAAGACAGTAGTTCAACCAACTAACCCTGTAAGAAGTATCTATAAAAAATGGCACAACGGAGTTAAGTATGATGATGCTGATAAAATATTAAAGGCAGCACAAGTTCTAACAGAGATTGGTGTAGGTGTACAAGCAGACCCTCTCGTAGGGCTTGCGGAAATATTTACCGATGGTATGGATGAAGATGCAATGTATGATTTATTGGGGGTCTCCTACTCTTACCGACCTACTAACAAAAAGAAAAAATCTAAATCTACCGAAGATAAGCCGAGTAAGAAGGAAGTCCAAGATATGTTAGATAAACTTGCGGATTAGGTGATAGAAAAAGAAAAATTATATTCTATAGATTGGTGTCTTCAAAGACACTATCGTAGTATTTGTGGTATTTGAACTCGTCTTGCTTGTCATAATAAATCATTAACTCTTCATCGTTAACGGCTCCCTCTCGTGGTTTTCTTCCTCCCCACTTTAGGATACCCTTTAGATGCGTGGGTTTGCCATATATTATTCCATCCTCACAAGACCAAATAAGAACAGGGTTTAATCTTTTGTCACACAACTTTACAACCTTTCGTGCTGCTACAGGGAGAGGATAAGCCTCTGCAATAGTGCGGAACCTTCCTTTAACCTCAACATAAGCAATTAGTTTTCCTTTGGAATCATACACCCTGTAATCTACATCATTGGGAGAAAGCTTTTTGAAACTCCCTTTAAATCGGCTAACAAACTTTTCAATAGCTCTCCTTTCTCTCGCTAAATCTTTATTTGTTTCAAATCTCATTGTGTGAATTAAAGTGTATTTCTGCGTGGCACCTACAACAAAGAACTACGCATTTGTTAATTTCTGAAAGTATCTTCTTTTTTGCCATTCCCCTGTGAGCACCATTACTTACTTCAAACTCTTTATCTGCACGAGGATGATGAAATTGCAATGCCGATGTGGTAAAATTCAAATGTGTCTTTTTAGAGTAGCCACACTTCTTACAAGACAATGTTGACTTGTATTCGTTTAACCAAGCTCTTTGTTTAGTTCTATGTAGAGCTTTATTTTTGGTATAACAGTCATTACATACTCTTCTTCGGTATTGCTTGTTACGCTTAACTCCCGCAGTAGGAAACTGTAATATAGGTTTTACTATACTGCAAGTTCGGCATTCCCTCTCCTCATTATCCTCCCACGTTTGCTCTATCATAGCTCGTCTTCCATTGATTCGTGTAGACGTTTAAGTTCCTCTATGGTTTTTGTTATTTCTATTTGAGCTTCATCTATTTCCCGGTCCACAATGCATTCATAAATATCTGCGAGATTCGCATATAGTCCATCCATTAACATATTAATGTAACGTAATCTTTGGTAGTCTATAGATGATATTTGCTTACTCACTATATTTAAGGTTAAAGACCATTTAATATACGCTTTAGTTTAGTGGCAACTATTTTTAAATCCTCATCACACAATCCCCTTTCGTCAATCAACTCAATAAGAGGTCTATATTTTTGATAAGAAATTTGATAAGAAATTAGACTATGATTCAACTCGTCAAGAGACAAATTTAAACTTTTATTTTGTTTATCCAAATTATACGCTTCATTAAGCAGCTCGGCTCGTGTCATCCAAGATACAGGATTCTCTTGTTCTATTTCACTATATACCTCCATTATTATTTTATAGTCATCTAATAGCTCTTTATCATAACATATTAAGTTATTAAATTGCCTCACTCCGTGAATAGCAGTAGCGTGGGTTTTACCTACACTTTGAGCAATGGCTGACCAACCATAGTTTTGTTCGTGCAATATTTTATAATATATCATTCTACCATTAACGCAGTTCCGGTTGCGAGAATTGGAATATATATCTACTCCTAAAAAGGATAAGATTATTTCAGCGAGATTGTCGGCTACATATTGGTCTACTACTTTTTTTTTCATCATTATTTAATTTAAGTGTTTTGTTTTCTAATATATAATCAAGATAATCATCAACTTCTATTGCTGAGATATCAAGAAATAATGGTGGCTCGTCAGGTTGTTTTAAATATTCTATTTCAAAATAAATAGGCTCCTCTAAGGTAGTGCAAACCCCTCCAACCCTTTGAGTCCATCCCGACAGTTCTTCTAAATCATCAAAATTAATCTCCAATTGTCGGGCTACATCTATCCCCGCTTTGGGAGGATATTTTTGCAATCTCTCGATAAACCATTCGTCAACTTCAAAAAAATTACCCTCTATATACTTCTGTTTCAATTCCATACGCTTTTAATTCTTTCATTCTAAACTCTTGTAATTTAGAAACTTTACCTTCAGGTTTTTTTACCTCACTAAAAATTACATTAGATTTTGGTGGTATGGCTATCAAGTCCGGTATTCCATTCTTATTGGTCTTGATTAATTTAATAACATAATATCCCTGATTTTCAAGTTCTTCTATTCTCTTTTTTTGTAATTGTTGTTCTGTCACTTTTTAAACTGTTTCTGTAGTCAATTATAAATCCTACTAATACTATTATATTCATTCCAACGGATGCTAAAATCTCCTTGATGTCAGCATATACATTTGTAGATAAGTGGATATGACCAACTATCCAAAAGGGCATTGCAAGATTCTGACTTATCCATACTATGAAAAAGGAAAAGAACTTCTTCATTATTACAAATTTAGGAAATCCTTCTTAAAGTGTCGGACCGTATAGTCTTTCTTTTTTATGACGGATTTATAGATATCTTTTTCTATTCCGTTTTTAGAAAACACCCAATACACCTTGCTATGGGTCCTATCCTTTGTTGTCATCCTATCTCTACTTTGCCAATAACTTGTTGCGCTAAAATCTATGTTATAATACACCAATGCATCCGCTTGTCGTAAAGATATCCCTTCTCTTCCGCTTACTATTTGTAACGCAATATTCTTGTTATAGGTTGTAAAATCATCAAGTGAATTGCATAAATTATCTTTAAATATTTCCTTTAGTGCATTGTATTCTTCTCTAAACTTATAGAAAATAGCAATCTTTTTCCCTTTAAATTTTTCAGCAATGTATGCGGCTTTAGAATAATCTAATACCATAGATTGACCGCTTTCAAACTTTATAGTTCCCGAATATAATTGATGCAACTTCTGCATTAACTTAGCGGGAGTATCACCAAGTATGACTTCTTCATTCCCCTCTACTACGAGGTTTTTCTTTAAGTTGGAGGTCAACCAATAGGTGCTATCCTCTAAATCTACTTCTAACACTACTTCGTTTATTTGGTTTTTAAATCCCGCCTCTTTTTGGGAATAAGATATAGTCATTGGACTCATTTTCTTTAAAATAGTAATCAATCCTCGTGAATAATCATTAACATACAATGAGTTTATTTTCCTCTGCCTTACATCTATATAGTCTTTAGCAAACTTGTAAAAACTTCCATACTCCTTAAATGGGTTAGTAGGAATCCCATACACCTGATGAAACATCTGACTGTAACTTTCAGGGGTAGGGGTGCCTGACATCAAACATACATATGGATTATGTTTTTGTATTAGCTCCTTAACTTGTTTTGCCCGTTTACTCGGTTTGGGGAAGGCTCCAAGCGTATGAGCTTCATCAAGAATTATCATATCATAATTTATTTCTTCATCTATCTTGTGAAGAGATTCGTAATTGATAACTGATAACCCAAAAGAGGGATTGAGCATTTTGTAATCGGACTCAATACTACTAATAGCTTTCTTTTTGGTTACAAAAAGAACCTCCTTACTGTCCAAAGATTGAGCCAAACCCAAACTTGTCAGAGTCTTGCCGGTTCGCACCTCCATTGCGAGGTAAATAAATCTATGATTCTTAACTATGTCTGTGGCTTTTTCTATAATTCGCCATTGGTATTCTCGGAATTTAAACATCTTTCTTTAAAAAATTTAATTGAATATGATATATTTTTTCTTATTTCCTTGTCAGATTCCTTGTTCCATCTGAATCTTTCTACATAGGTAGCGTTCTTTCCTCTGCCCACCTTATGCTTTTCTGTCTGAAACATAACCTGTTCTAACAGACGTAATTGTTTTAGATGCTCACAGTCACTCCTTGCGAAAGTCTCGCCCAATAGTTTTACCATCTTTTATAAGTTTTTCAATATTAATACATTTATAATAATCTTCTATGGATATAAAGTATTTCAACAATATATCAAGTGTCTTTGAAGACACCGGAGCTTCGGGGTTGAAAATAAAATATCCCTCATTCTTTACTACTAAATCGTGTAAGTTCTCATAACCCATAAAAACATTATAGGTATTCATCATTGCTCTGTGAATATTAGACATTTAGTTTAGATTGAGTATTAACTTCTTCTATTGGTTTAATTCGCATCCATCTTCCCTTTTCATCTCTTCCCTCTTGTGGGGAAACACTTGATATATAAACCGCAAAAGCTGACATCCATTTATTAAATCTAATTCTGCTAAGGGTTAGTTTTGATTTAGGAGCATAATCCGGATACTGCTCTATATAATCAAGATAACACTCTTGCAGATTTATTCTTACATCCCTTTGTAACAAGGGGTTTTTTTCACTCCCATTTATAAGACCACACCATTCAATGAAATCGTGTGATGTTTCTGCAGAGAGTTGTCTGATTTTAAGATTAACGAATTTGCTCTCTACTAATCCTGTATTTAAATATCCCTGTAAACACCTAACCATATAATTATCAAAAGCACACCATTCATCATCATTCCAATCTCCAAATAATAATTTTCCAAATTCATCAATAGGAGTAAAGTTCTTTTGATAGTGCTGATGTAATTCAAGTTCCCATTTTCTCCGAGCAAAAGAATTACCACTTCCCTTTATAGCGTAATTGGTTGTAATAGATATCTTAGGAGACTTTTCAAAAGGAATCTTAATAGCATCCTTGTTTTTCTTTTCAAGAGTTAGCCCTTCTGTGACTACGCTAAACAATCTTTCAAAATCAAAGTGCTTTCTTACATCATCGAAGACAAGTATTTGAGTGTCAGCCGAGACAAGTTGATAAGCAAAACTTCTTTCAAATGTGAAAGATTTTCCATCAATAGTTACCACTTTTTTCATTTGTGCCAATGCAGTCATAAAAATTCCTTTACCTGTCCCCCCTTCGGGGTTATCGGAAATTACTTCGTCATTAAGAATTACTGCCGGACAGTAAGAAAGATTTTTATGCCCGTGCATCAAAAACCCTATGGTTGATTCCATTGACTTTACTCGGTCTTCTTCGGAATTGCAGATATTTTGGATGAAAGTAGCGTAATCGGTATTAGGAGAACATAACGCAAAGTTTCTGTCTATTACGTGGTCTTTCCATACATACCCTCCCAAATCTATATAGTCAATCATTACTACTTCTTTGGTAGTTATTTTAACGGCACAATTCCTATAATACAAATAAGAGGTATCTTTATTGTCTTGGATAAAATAAATATCAATAGTAGAAAGAAGAGTTAAAAATTCTTCTTTGAAAAAACGAGTATGGTCTGCAAAATAATTATAGATACTTAAATCGTCTATATCTATTAAATGATTTAGAATAAAATCTTTTATTTCCTTTTCATCGGTATGGTCTATAAGGTTGTTGGTTACCTTAACGAACACATAATTTTTACTTCCTTCAGGGCAATACTTATAGAATCCATTATCTTCTAAGAATTGTTTGAATAGTATATGGATTATCTTAATTACTCCCTTTTCGTTTTTGGTCCAAAACTGAGTTTCCTGTGCCTCTTCATCTATACGAGTCAATACCGCATCTATTATTTCGTCATCCACTTGTGACTCTTCTAAGGAATGACGTAGCTCTTTTTTTGATGCACCACGTTTGAGTTTTATTTTCAGATTGGTAACCCTTTCTTCATCTTCATAATACTTAGTTCCAAAGTTTTGCGTATTGGCATATGCGGAATCTATAGTTCTATTTATTTCGCTTTCATTAAATGATTTGGTTTGATAGTTAGAAAGAATATATCCCGCCAATGATTTGTTTATTCCAAAGTCATTAAATGCTGAAGCAAGTACATAGCAATTATGGTTGCGTTGTCCTTCTTGCATTGGATATTTTTTTGTCCACCACTTGGTAAGTATTTCTACTATTTTATTTTCATCAGTAATGGGAAGAGTAGGAGCATCCCTAAATTGATGTTTCTCTTGGTATTCTCTTTCTTCAATCTTATCCCAAACAGAAGAGTTTGCATTGACATAGATTAAAGGGTCGTAAGATTCATAACACACACGAGATAAATTCTTGCACGTTTCATCAAACTTGTCATTATTAAAATGTTTTCCTAAACTATTAAAGTAATGAATGTGATTGTCTATGTCTTGGGGAACCTTAACTAAAACCTTTAGTCCTCTTCCGGATGGAGATACAAACACCGAATATGTGTAAGGAGATTTTGTTATATTCTCCTTGTCTTGTAAAAGCTCTTTGCTTTTTTCGTATCCATCAAAATCCAAACAGATTAATCCCGAATGTTCTTGAATGGAGTTGTCGTTTCGTTTAGTAAAAGTTCCGGAAAAACATATAGCGGGTAGTTGTTTCTTCAGTTCATTGCGTTCTGCTTTCCTCTTTTCTAACCTGATTCTTTTAACTAATTCTTTGGATGCTCCATTTTTTATCCTGTCTATAATATCCTCCACCTCCCGATGGAAAGGAGCATCTGTGGTTTTAATATTCCTAAATATTGTAATCTTTGATGTCATAAATTTAAGTTTAATGTTGAGTTGATGTTGACTTTATGTTAAGTTTATGTCTGATTATCAATGAGTTGCTGACTTTGTTAACTTTTCTTTATCATATGGGAAATAAAAAATAAATAAAAATAATAAAATAAATATATAGAGCCACTAAAACTCAGCAGTCATTAGGCAAAAAAAGGGGAGAGTTTCCTCCCCCCCTAACATTAAACATAACTTTAGAAAGGTAGGTCTGCCTCTTCCTCTTGTGGAGGAGCAGATTCTGTTACTTTCTTTGGTTCAAAAGTATCAAGTTCGATGTAATACTTGCCCGATTTCGCCTGATTAATATTCAGGTTTAACCAACCATTTTTTTGATTTTGCTTCATAAATGCAACCGCATCGTCACACTTAATACTCACTCTCCCTACTACAAATTCAGGAGCATTTTCTCTGCGTTTGAAACTAAATCCATCCGCAAACACTTTTTCTTCTTGTGCCATAATATAATTTATTTATTAAAAATTTGTACCCCAAAAAATTAATAAGTGGTTGAGGTATCCACTTTCATATCCGGTGTCTTTGAAGACACTAATATATCTTTATATTTCTTCATAGAAATAATATTGGTTTATATCTTCGGTAGGATTCTCTCCAAAAAACTTTTGATAAATCTCAACCGCTTTTTCCACTTTCTCCTTACCCTTGTCTAAACTTTCTTGACTTACGGTGTAAGCTCCCATCATTAGACTTGTTTTGTCAATAACAAGAAACATCATAGGTCTTTTAAAAAGAACAGAATAGATATATGCTTGACTATCATAATTATATTTCCGAAAGTTCCACCGGAAATCATTAATGTTTGAGGTGGTTTTTAAATCAAACAAAAAATCCTTTCCCACTATATCCGCCTTCCCTTTCCATAGATGACCGCTTAATTCTGTTATAGCGGGTACTTCAAATTTGTTATTATCACAAAAAATATAGTTATGAAAGTCAAAGTTAGTTCTCATTGCATCAGCCCATTTTTCCACCTCTTCCTTTTCTTTAGTTAACAGAATGATTTCTTTTTGAGACGCAGCGAGTTCTTCTTTATATTTTTTAGTTGCTCTTGAAGATACGTCAATATGTATTACATCTTTCGCTTTGTGGGGTTCAAGAAATAAATGGTGAAAGTATCTTCCCATTGCAAACTCTTTGCTATCCCTCCTTTTCTCTCCAAATTCCTTTGGATTTTTTAATAAGGTACCAATGTCACTATTAGACAAAAATTGCCTACCTACCCCATTATAATACTCATCATCATTCTTTAATTGTTCTATAATTTTTTTCATCATCTTATATGTTTTTTTTGATTTCCGCCTTGACTACATTGGGGACTGAATATTTGCGTTGAAGGGTTTGTACTATTTTAGTTAAACCCATTTCTTTGTTGGCACTTATCCACTTTAATGCCCTTACCCAATTGTCCGAATCTAATTCTAATTTAATTTTATTAATAGTAGATTTTTTTTCCGGTGTCTTTGAAGACACTTTATCTTGATTGGATATAGCATTTTGCACTTCCTCTGCACTTGCTATGGATGTTTTTAAGCCGATACCAAAGTTTGCAAGGCATCTACCCCACGCACTTGTTTCGCAGTTTTCAACATAAGATGTTTTATTAATAAATGTAGAACCTTTCTCCTCTTCTGCTAATCCATTAGCGACCACTCTTCCCTGTTCATCCATAATAGATGCAAGGATTAAAATAGAATTGTCTGTCTTTTCAATTACCTCTGAGGTAAGAGAATAATTAGGATAGTGTTCACGGAAATACATAAGTCTTTCATTAACTTCTACATATTCCTTTCCTTTAATTTTAATTGTTTTTAATTGCGTTGTCATTGTGTTTTGATTTAGTTTGATTAAACTTCTTTTTAATTTTAGCATACCGATTCATTATATTCTCACGGGATGCTTTTAATGAAAGAATCTGTTTTGGGTTTCTTCTTCCATTAATTTCTTCTTTTATTAGCCGTTCTACCTTATCAAGTTTTCTACGATAATTAGATAATGCTAATTCATACACCCCTATTCTCCACCCTTCTTCAAAGAAATAATTTAATTCTGATTGGGTTAGTTTGCAATACCAATCTCCACCTTTCGCAGTATTAAGTATTTCTATTTTATTGGTCAAAAGGTCTTTGGATATTTTACATCCATAGAGTAAACGTGATATGATTTTATTATTATCAACATTGGTAGAATAGGCATCATCTATTGCTTGTTGCATTATATCTTCCAATGTGTACATCCTACGTTAAACTTTGACATACATTTTCATAATCTTTGTCTTCCGTTGTTTTGTCCGACACTTGATTAATTCCGTGTATAATAGAAGAATGTCCAACCGTATATCCATTTTCCGCCATATAGTTTTGGATATACCTTATTTGCATAGGTCGATGATAGCATAAATAATATAGTAGATGTCGGGCATCTACTAAATCCCTACGCTTTGATTTCGCAAATAGCTCTTCTTTTGTAATAGCAAACAAGGTTACCACCTTGCTTACATAACTATCAAATATTCCTTTTTTCATCTTACTTTTTTTTGTAGCCACAGGTATCACTAAACGATTCAAAAACTTCGTTTAAAATATCCATTGCTTGATTTGACTTCTGATTTGGTTGTGCATCTAAATGATGCACCCATTGATTATAAAGTTCTTCTCCATAATCATCTTGTTGTGCCTCTCTTACTTCCGTAAAGAGTCGTTGTGATTTTGACATTTGATTTGATTTAAATTAGCGTGTAAATATACACAATGTTTATTATTTGTCCAAATTTTTATTATTTTAATTCGCCTTTGAGCCAATCAAATAATTTTTTTTCTAAGGAGTTTATATCTTTTGATTCGATGTGTTCTCCGCCTAAATGAAGAATCCATCTGCCACTTTTCATCAATTCAATATAAGCTCCACCGATATATACCATTACTCCTGTACACTCCGTATGCAATTCAACATCCGGATAATGAGTTTGATATAGTTTGACAGGTGTTAATCTGCCTGTGTCTTTAAAGACACTTAATGTAAATGGGTTTTGCTTGTCTGCATAGTGATGCATCCGTGTGATGTATCCTCTATCAGGTTTGTGTCGTAATTTTTCAGAGTTTGCCTCTTTGAGATAAATTGATTTCATTGTTATAAGTTATTAGTTAATAAAAAATATTCAGTTTTACGGATTCGCACCTATAGACATTTGAACGTATGCCACGATTACTCCCTACTTGCAGTAGTTGAACGCTTGACGCTTTTGGTTATTCTTGATTCTTTCTTTTCTTTGCCTCTCGGTCAAATCTCCATCTACCATAAATATTACTATGAGCATAAATATCATTCTCATAATTTTGTTCATCGTCTTCCTTTAGGTAGGTGGCTTTCCCGCTTCTCTCTAAAACCTTAAACATATCTTCGCATTCTTGTTCATAACTGACAATTAGCTTTATATGTGGTTGGTCTATAATGTTGGAATAATCTTTCCCCATTAGTAAATCCTTTCCCGTACCAAATGCCCGAATGTGGAGTATCCCTAATAAAACAAGTTTCTCCATTAGCTTTGCCTCTAAATTAGCCGTTCCCCACATAAATAATGGTTTTATGTGTGAAGCCACCATTCCATCGTTGTTTTTAAGGGGAGTTGATATTTCTTTTTTGACTTTATCTTTTTTCATTGTGATTTAATTTTGTGCATTCCATTCTGCGTGAGTTAATACAAGAGCATCCCCAACAATAGGAGTTCCTACCATCTTCGATACTTCTATATTAGGGGGTAAGTTTTTTAATAATCCTTCCTCATTTACAAGCACTACCCATTTCTGCGTGTAAACAGGTTCTATGTACCCACCAACTGCATCTTGCTTGGCTTTTAGACCTGAGTGATTGTAGTTTTCAATGTGAGTTCCGTCTGATTTTATAATAGTTGCCATAACATTTAGTGTTTAATGTTTGTATAAAGATAGTACATTCCTTGTTACTATCCAAGCTTTATATCGTTTATTTTCGCATACCAATATCCATCTTTTAAAATCTTATCGGCATCCTTAAACCAAGTGTCTTTGAAGACACTTTTGGGTTTGGGTAAATAACCTACTTCCATTCCTATCTTCAATCCCAAGCTAATTGCCTCGTCTATTTCCTCGTTATATTCAAGTAAGGTTTGTGTTCCATCTTCGTGCAGGGCATAGATAGAATGGTTTAGCCATATGTCTTGTATTGCTTTTACCCCGCATCCTACTTTCGATGTTATGTCTAACCATATAAAGTTTTCGTCTGTTATAATTACATTTTCCATTTTATTTAGTTTTAATTATCTATTTGCTTTACTTTTTTATCAAGGATACCCCTAATTTCATCTGTTACCTTCTTATATGGATTGGCACTAAATACATCGAATATAAATCTTTGTTCAGTTGCATCTATGTGTACTTCGTATTCCTCGCCTTGTAGGCTAATCATCCTTATTTCAATTAATTTGTGTAAGTTCATTGTTGTCATAGTTGTTGGTATTATGGGGGGTGTTTAACCCCCTTGTTAATATTTTTTATACTTCTTCATCGTTTTTATTTAGTTTCAATTAGGGTTAAAATTTTATTTATTATTACTTCCTTTTTGATTTCTGCTTGTTCGGAACCAATGTCTCCATTGACTTCGTCTTTGACTATATACCCATATTCATATAGGATTTCTGCCAATCTACCTTTAAGTGTTCGTTTCATTTTAGTGTCAATTTTTGATATTAGTGTCATTTTTTGATAGTTTTTTTTCATCTTTGAGAGAGCTAAGAATGATATCCATTCCCCTTTGTCTTCTTTTTATTTCGTCACTTTGCTCCTTTAATAAGTGTTTTAGAAATTCTTTTGCATCCATTTTATTTAGTTTTGTGGTTATTCATCGTTTACCGATATTATTACATTAATTTTATTTCCTTTGTCCGATGTAAAATCCCATTCAAAAACTTCGTGAAATTCGCCTGTTGAAGATTCATCAAGTAATGTTTGGATTTCATTCTCTGTTATATTGATATTTATATTTTCCATTTTATTTAAGTTTTGAGTTTATTAATCCTTTGTGTTCTGCTTCACTTTCTATGGATAACCATATTTGTTCCATAGTTGCGTTATTATTTAATGCTTTTATTAATATCTTCATTGCCACTTCTGAGTCGCAGTCATAGATATCCATTACATCAGCCGATTGCCACAGGTTATCCATTTGATATCCTCGCAGTTCTAATTCCTGTCTTAAATCTTCGGTTGATACTTCTTTTAAATCTAATGTGTTTTCTGTTGTTTCCATTTTATTTAGTTTTGTGGCGGTGTCTTTGAAGACACTACCGGATTAAATTTAATTGCCTCTTTCGAGTTCAAATTGTTGCTCTGCTCTGTAATCTTCGTTGCCTATAAAGACATTGATAACTTCGTCTCGTACATCATTGTGGACTGACTGATTGTCAAGCCACTTGCTGATATCGAATCTACCAAAGTGTAATTCGTAAATCTCAAAGTTGTAAGAATCCCCATCTACAACTACGTCTAATGTTCTTAGGTTTTCGCTTTCTCCTATTGCCATCTCTATTTGTATTGTTCTCATAGTGTTTGATTTAGTTGTTAATATTAAATGTTTACGCAAGTTCCTCTTCCGTTTTCGTATGCCTCCATAACCCTGTCTCTTGTTTGCTCTTGTCCTCCATAACGCATATAGTCTGACTTACTGCATCGTATCATATAGCAAGTTCCTTCCGCATTCTCCCACATTGCTTGTTGACTCTCCGCAAAATCCTTGCGGTCTTTGGCTACACCGTATCCACTTACTTCTACACAGTCACAGTCACGACTGAAATACTCAAAGTAGATTGGCTTTCTTAAAACCACTTCTCGTACCCATAGCTTGAATATCCGGCTATGCCTTTTTATGAATTGCGGGAGTTGTCGTTTAAAAAATCTGCGGGTGCGATAGGGATTAGGTTTTGGTTGAATAGTAAGTAGGAATCTGCCTATCCCCATTAACACTATTCCACTACAGGGAAATCCCTTGTAATAAAGCGAAGATGTACTAATAAACTTGCCCTGCGTTAATCGGTATCCCTTTCTGTATTTGCGTATTTGAATTTTCATTGTCTTTGATTTAAAGGTTAATAATTGTTGGTCTTTAACTTAGCTCTTTTATTGCGTTAAAGATTTTCCCCCAAGCTTGGGTTATTACTTTAGTATTATCATCAAGGATTTCATCACTTGTGGAATTAATAATCTTAGATGAAATAGCTCTTAGTTCCTCTTTGGTTAAATATACTTTTGCTTTCATTATATTGGATTTAAAGGTTTCTGTTTCTGCCTTTTGGCTTCATCAGTATCGGCACACACCGATAGACAGAGGGTTGTGTCTTTGAAGACACAAACCCTTACTGCGGTTTAACACCCCATTGATAGTACATCGTTTTCGGCATACCACCTGTTGCATCCACTACAATAGAATTGATTAAACCCATCAAACACCAAATCATTATTGCATTCAGTATCTTTGCATATAGGAGATTCAAGCGTTGACTTAAATTCTTCCTCAATATCATCCTCAAACAAATCTATTTGAGTGCAATCGTGAGTGTCCACCTCTGTCTCTACTTCTTCTAACTTGGGGAAAGAAAACGTAGATGGTCTCCACTTGGGTTGATGCTCATAGGATTCTACGTGATTGTGTCCGTTCCAATAGTTCTCTCCATCTTGGTTAAAGTATGTCCAACATAAGATGGATTTCCCATTTACCACTACCGGAATTTGCTTACGGATATACCAATGTGGATGTGACTCCAATCGGTCTATTTGTGCAAGTTGCTTGTCCGATACCTTGAACACATCTACCACCACATTGTTGCCTTTACCTTTCTTGTCTAATAGGTAGGGCAATCCGTTTACAACCAATGGATATTGGTCTTGAGTTTTGCCTTTGCCAATATGCTTGGCATTCGTGAGGAATCCATAGTAGTTTCCAAATCCCTTTTTCAAGGTACCATAGACCGCAATCACATTGTCTTGGAGTACATTGGATTTAGAATACCAAATCCCATCTTTGTAGGTATATAAATGTCTGTTGTAAATTTGGAAAGACCTGTGACGTAGATTGACCGAAACAAATCGTGCATCAAATGAAGCAAGTTGTTGCTTCCACGAGTGTCTCGGAGTTGAACCAAGTTGGATTGCTAAATCCTCAGTATCGGTCATTTTGAAATTTCCGTATCCATTGATAGTTCCGTTCATCATTAGTAGTTCATCCTTATTCTTACCGCATACAAATGGATGCGTGTTCGCTTTGCTGATTTCGCCAATCGTGGCATATCTAAAATGAGCAATGAATGGTCTGTCGGTTATAATGACCTTGTAGTCACTTGACTTGTGATATGTGACTTCGAATGTATCGAGCCATACTATACCCAATCCGTGAGGATTTATTCGGGCTGAATTTTTTGCCACCTCTCGTGGCATTACTTGGTTTTTTTGTTTGATAATAATTATACACATAATGGTTGATGTTGTGAGGAGTGTCTTTGAAGACACAGACCTCGATTAATGTTTGATTTGAACAAAGATACGACAAATATTCGACATATCCTAATCCGTTTTTATAAAAAGTATTCGTACTTAGGGTTGCCGTTATAATCTCTAACGGCAGTAAATTTAGACCTCTGAATCCATTTGTATCGGTCTATATTTTTGCTATAAACTTTCTCAATTGCTTCCCATTTAGAATGGGCAAGAACAATTTCAATAAACTTGGTTGCATATCGCACCTTAAAGTAGTGTTTTTTTTCTTTCATCTTAGTTGGTTTTAGTTGTTATTATCCTACATATATTAATAGTGCATCGTCTGCGTATGCGTCCTCTATTCCTAACTTTTGTGCTACGTGGTAGTTAGCTACGTATTTAAAGTTGTGTATCAATGACAATGGTTCAACGATTGCTCTGAGTTGCTTTTCTGTTTTCCGGTTCATACCTTCCATTTCCACCACAATGTACTTCTTTCCGTTCTCGGAATCTGACCATACATCGGATGCATCGGTTTGTTGATAAACTTCATTAATAAATTGCTTCATATTTGTTTTCATTAGTTGATTGTTTTAAGGTTAGCAATAGTTGATTCTAAGTTGTAGATATATGTCTCGGCAATAGTTGTGTCTACAAGCCCATTAGATGCATCGTACTGCACCCATTCGTGGATGTCCTCCAATGTATTGATTGCCTCGTTTAGCTTGTAGGATTGGATAGTGCTGAACGATGTAAGCACCACAAAGATTACCACCCAAATTAAACCATTGGGAATGCGGCTTTGTTTCCTTGCTTTTCTTTTGATTGCCTGTTGATTGATTCGTAAACCTGTCGTGTAAGTTATCATTGTGTTTGATTTAAAAGTTGTGGTACATTATTAATAATGATGGGTAGAGGGGATTACCACAAACCCCTCTCCCACCATCGGAAATTACCCTCTAAAGGATTCTTTCCATAAACCGAGTAGGATTGCACACATCACATATACTATCAAACTAAGCACTCCAAATGAAATAATATTGGAGAGTTGAAATGGAT